TTAAATATAATAATAAAAAATAATAGTTTAAATACTATTATTTTTGTTTTTCTAACCAAAAATCCAATACTTTTTTGGCTTCTAAACCCATGTATGGAACAGGGATTACTTCAAATTTTTCAGTTTTCGGGTTTAAATAAAAAAGATTCATTTTACCCACTTTTTTACGGGTTTCCATTTGGTACATATAAGCGTAGATTGACATTTGTAGACTATATATACTGTATTGGCAATCTGTTAAATGTGAAACAGGTGGGTTTAACCAATGACCGTATTCAGATATGTATTTTATTTTTTTATTTGTCTTAAAATCCCTAACATTAAAATAATCACCACAATCCTCAATGATATCAGCCGTACCAGCTAACTTGTGTTTAGCCGAAAATAAAACAGTTTCGGGGTATAGAGTACCTCTCATATCGTCAACTTCTTGGAAGAGGGTTATTATTTTTCTTTCATATTCATTTTTAGGAAAATAAATTCTACCAGCTAAAAGATATCTTTCTAATATTTCATGTATTTCAGTACCGTATTCATTAGCCTCTTTATTTATCCTTTCCCATTCTAATAAGATTTGGTTTTTGTCCATACCCCTATATTCAGGTTTTCTGTCCTCGTCAGATTGTAAGGAAATAGCTAATGCAACCTCTTCAGCGGGGAAATGTGGTTCTAACATACCTAGAACTGTGGTAACTGACTTAAATTTTTCACCTGTTTTTTTGTGTATGTACACATGTTCTACAGGTTCTAAATAAACATCACATTCCCTTTTCATTTAAAATATTTTTAATCATAACATCTTTTTTAGTGGGACAATTATCACAATAAGTTATATCTAAAATTTCTTTTATTTCATCATCCAAACCAAATAATGTGTCAGCTTTACCTATATAATCTATTATGCCTTGATAACCCCCTAATCTAAATTTTTGAATCAATACCTCCTTATTGATAAATCTTTTATTAAATCCCATTTTTAAATTTATTATAATTCACTTTCTTTTAATTGTTTAGCACTTTTCATAACTTTAATCACACCCTCTCTACCAAAATCTTCATGTATTTTAGCTATATCATAACCATCTTCTAATTTTATAACTTTAATTCTACCAAATAACTTACCCACGTTTAACTTCACATAATGTTTTTTTGCGTCTTCCCAAGCATCAGAATCTAATAAAATTATTACATTAGCTGAAGATTTATTAAATAAAGAATTCATTAATTTATCTGAAATTTTTTTACCTAGGATTGGTATTGAATTGTAAACAACCAAATGGTCAAAAGGTCCCTCAACCAAATAAATATCTGAATCCCAATTCAAGCAACATTCATTGAATATAATTTGTTCTTTATCAGAATCTGGATTTAAATATTTTGGTTTAGCGTTAACATAAGTTCTAGTAACCCAATAATTTAATTCATTTTTAATATCGTAAGCAGGAATAACAACTCTAGAATCATAATATCCACCACTAACATAACCCATTTTAAATTTAAAAATTGTTTCAGGGGATAGTTTTCTTTGCTTAATTAAATAATTCCAAGCTTGTTTATATAAAATAGATTTAACATTACCCTCTTCAAAACTAATAAACCCTTTTGGTAGAGTTAAATCTTCTATTACGTTTGATTTTTTAACTTTTGATTTAAACTCACTTAAATCAAAACCAATCATTTTTAACTTTTTAATCTGATTTTTATTAGCAAAAGTTTTAAATAATTTTTTTAAACCACCCCTAGTACCCTGTATTTCACCACATGACCAACAATGGTATACACCTTCAGCTAAATTGACTTCTAGATTTCCTTTACCATCACCATCATATTCACCTTTTTCTGCAGAACAAACAGGACAATCAAAAGCATATTGTTGTTTATTTTCATTTCTTTTTTTAGGTTTACCTAAAACATCCAATAAAATACCGTATATTAATCTGTTTTCAGCCATTTTATTAAAAATACAAAAAAAATATATTAAAGTCTATTAAATTTATTTGCAAAAAAAATATCGGTCAAAAAACCGATATTAATTATAATCGGTTAAATAACCGATATTAGTAATTATTTTATTTTTTATTACAATCCCATATACCGTCTCTACACATAGCAGCTCTAACACAAGTATAACTGTCTGTCATATCAAAATTTTCTTTTTTAAGTTTTTGGTTTTTGTCGTATTCCCAAACAATCTGTGGCTCTAAATCAGAAACTTTTTCCCAAACTAACATTTTTTTATCAACATCATATGGGTAATCTCCAAATAAAACTGCCGAATTTTTATCTATTTCTTTTTGTGAATAAGGTTCACCTTTTTTATTAAATTTTCTTTTTTGTACTAATTCTGGATAAGCGTACCGTCTAGAATCGTTTGATGAAATAAATTCTGGTATTACATTTAAAACTTCTGAAACTACTTTAGAAATCATACCGTTAAATTTTAATAATGTTGCAACAGTAAAAACATTATTACTACCTAATAGAGGTTCTTCTATTATAACACGGTCAATATCTAATTCAATATAACGTGTTATTAATAATTCAAAAGCATCAACTTTTTTAAACAACTCCTCTAACTTTGATTCTGGTTGTGGTTTAATTTTGGGTGTTATGTGAGTTAATTCTAATAACTTACCGTCTCCTTCAAAAAGGGATATACCTATAGTTTTTGTACTAACGTCTAAACCTAGTACCCTACCAACATTATCTTTCAAAATATTAAAACATTAAAAAAAAATTATAACTTAATATTAGCGTTTAAAACTAATATTTGGTTCCTTTCTTTGCTTATAGGTGTTTCTGTGACACCTTTAGCAACTAATTTACCTGTACTGTCGTAAAAGTCAACATAAGTTATATAAATTTTACCATCACACGATACTGGATCATAAGTTGGATTTTCTGATGTATCAAATTCATTTTTACCCGCAATAAGGGTCATGTCTAAACCTTGTTCAATATCATAAGATTTAAAAACAGTGTTAGCATCTGTAACTGAAAAAGTTGCCCCAGAAGTACTAGTTCCACCTGTAGCTACAGAAAAATTAAATCCGTTAACTAAATCTTGGTTAAAGATAGTGACTTTACCACCTAATAAATCTACTGCTCCAACTGGTTGGTCATAGTAATATCCATTAATGTCATCATTTAATAAATTAAATGGGAATTTTTTTCTAACAGTATAAGGACAATCTGCAGCAAAACCTGTCGACCAAGAATTAGTTGTAGACATAGTATAACCACTAACATTCGGTTTTTTAATATCATCACAGAAAAGATATAAAATACCACTACTATAATAAGAGTTACTGTCTTTTGGGTTAACTCCGTCTTGTCTACTTAAACCTTCTTTTACTTGAGTTGTAACTTTTTGTGAATTCTCTGAAAGTAATCCATCCATTATTGAACAAGCACATGGTCCATTTGTATTTTTTTTGTCATAAAGTTCTGTTTTCATATAAGAACCATATAAAGTTGTCGCACTTAAACCTAAAAAAGTTGATCCTGTATAGGTTGTATCTAAAGGTATTGTTAAACTAAAATTTAATCCATCGATACCAACTTCAAAAGAATCTTTACTAATATCCGTCACAATTATATCACTACCAACTTCTTTGACTAAATATTCTAAAGCCGTACCAGACCAACCACCATCTAAATATGGGGTGATGAAATCATATTTCATTTTTGTATTAACAGGCATTTTAAATAAAGGCCCCATCCATAAATGAGAATAACTACTACCAGAAAAAGGTACTAACATGAATTTTAAATCTTCACCTGAAATTGTTTTAAGTGTACTTTTAATTATCTCTTCTGTATAACTAACACTATCTATTGGTTTTAATAATTTTGCCATTTTCTTTTATTTTTTAATTAAGATACACCTAACATCCATTTATTATTTTTTCTAGTCACATAAACAGCATCTAAATTTGGGAAAGCCATTTTTTGTGAGTCAATTTGTTGTCCGTTAACTTGGTAAACGAATCTACCAAACTCAGATAAAGAAAAACCATAGAATTTAGTCGCATTTAAATTAATAGAATTTCTATCAAAAGAATCTGGTATATTAAAAATGTTAGAACCGTAAGGTTTACCTTCATTCATTTTTAATTCACCTGTTTTAGAGAATTGTCTACATTTAGTACAAGAAGGGCTAGCTAATAAATAAGTTTTTTCCATTTTTAATTAATATTGTAAAAAGGGTTAGATGAATTCCAATTCGATTCATTTGAATCTAAAGTTATTTTTAACCTTAATTTAGCCATTTTTGGTTTATTGATAAATTTATTAGACTCTGAAGTTGTTACATCCATATTAATATTAACAACTTTTACTGTTGGGCTTAAATTTGATTGTTTTCCATAAAAATCAAACATATTTTTAGCCGCCGTTATACCAGATTCTAATAAACCTTTAAATCTAAAAATAGGTAAGTTAACGTTATCTTTATAAATTTTGTTACTATCCATCATTAAATTATGGTCAACACCATTAAACTTAACTGTTGGTAATATATTACTAGTTGTATTAAATTGTAAATCTACCAATTCTTCTAATCTTAACTGACCAGAATCAAGTGTATATACAAAAGAATCTACTGGATATAATTGTAAAACAAATTTTCCGTTTTGTGTGATTTTATTAGTAGATTTAGATTTGTAACTACTAGCTGTTAATTGGAAAGGTGATTTAAATCTATTATTATCGTATAAAACAGTAGATTTACCATCCACTTTATTAACTAATGTGTTTGTAAATACAGTATAATTTTTATAATCTTGATCTGTTTCAAACACATAGTTAAGGTTATAATTTTTTGTATCCCATAATTTATATTCACCAAAAGCATTTTCAGTGTATTCATATACATTTATAAAATCGTAAAGTTTTATAAATGGTTCATAACTTCTAGAAACAGCATCAATATTAGAAATTGTATCTCTTAAACTTTGTAAATAGTTACCTAAATAAATTGTTACATCTAAATTTTTGTACTCATTACCACCACAGTCATCAACAAAAACAATTTCTCTTTTAGCAATATCTTCTGTTGCTCTACCTGGTGTACCGATTATACTAATATTATCGGTATCATTATAAATTGTTTTTATGTCATCACCATTAACTGATGTTACTAAAACAGATGAATTAACAGTTTCACTGTAGTTAATACCATCATCATTTAGACTAAAATATTTAATATCAAATTTACCATTAGGGTTTAATAATCTAGAAACACCATATTTGGTTAAATAAGTTTTAAATCCTGTTGTATTTACTTCTTCAAAAGCCATTTTTTATCTTTTATATATTATAGGACTTTTATTACCATTATAAATAGTAGTATCAGAGTTACCCTGAGTTTCTACTACTTTTTCAGGTTCTTGTGTTGCATCATATCTAACACCGTCATCAGAAAAACTAAAGTACTTAAAATCAATTTTACCTTCTTTAATTAGTTTTTCTTTTCCGTATTTAGTTAAAGTCAACCTAAATTTTTTATTTATATCAACAAAAGCCATTAAAAATCTAAAGCTACCTCTAATATTATTGTTGTAACATTTGTTTTTTCAATCGGAGCTATAAACTTACCTATGGCCACCAAATTACCAATGTTATCGTAAACACCTAATTCTGTTATATGTACATTTTGTCCACTACCAGCATAAGTTGGGTTTGTAGAAATATTAAATTGGTTTGGTGGTATTGTAAAGTTAAATAGTGTTCTATATTTAGTACTTAAACCAGAAGCGGCCATGTTACCGTATAAAAAGTATTCATCACCAAACTGTAATATTTCGGTTTCACCAATTTCAGGAATGTTTATATAATCATTTAGATTAAAGGTTGTTGAGCTATATGTGTATAAATTTTCTGTTATAGTAAATGTTGAGTTTTCTAGGTTAATAGGGTCTATTCTTGTACCGATTGTGTGACCATTTATATTACTAGTATAATCAATTTTCTTCCATCCAGCTGGGTCTGGTTTGTCACCCACCGGTACTCTTTGTACTAAAATTTCAAATTTATCTGCGTACCAACCAGTACCACCAGAAGTCATCATATAAGGTAGTTGTCCAGTAGGGAAAGTAATATTTACATCTTTTTTAGATGCGTCAGGTGAACAAGGTTCTATTGAATTGTTATAAAAGACACAAGTAATATTTTGACAAGGTAAACCACTAGTGTAACCACTACTACTAGATAACAAATAAGTTACAAACACATCTTGTGTTTGATTAATAAATCCGTTTGTATTCGTTGTTAAACCATAACCTAAAGTAGGTAATGTCCAATTCCTATTTGATTTATAAGATAAAGCCGCTACCATTTCTTGGTCATGTATTGTAATCGTTTGTAAATCAGGGAAAACTCTACCAATACTAATTGTTGGTATATTTGGGTCAACTAAATCGTAGTAAGAAATATTTGTTATATTACCACCTAAAGTAACAAAATTAGTACTACCACTAGCAATGAATTCGTAACCAATAATATCTCCTGTTCCAGAACCTGAAAAAATTCTGTTATGCCACATTAAAGTAGGCATTTTTAAAACAGGACTTTCATTAATAGATGGGTCAATATAAAATTTTTGACCATAAACTAATTCTGGTTGATTTTGACAACTTTCGTTATTTGAATAATGAATAATTGATATTGAATTTATATCATCACAAAATGTATTAGGATTGGTAATATTAGCTGGTTCATTATTGATAAATGTTTGTGTTAAACCTGATAATTGTCTTTCTGATGTATATCCATAATATTCTTTTGGTCCAACAAAAGATTCTGAACCATAAGTTTCAAAACCTCTATAAACTGAAGTATCTATTCCTGGCATGTTATAAGTCCAAACATTATTCATATTCCAAACAGAACCACCAGAATATAAACCTGTATCAAAAGTGAAACCACTCATAGAACTAGGGTAGAATGTTGTATAGGCTATATTAGTAGATAAAGAAGTGTTAAAGTTCGGTAAATTTCTATCTACTCTAACGATTAATGTGTTTGCTGAAACACTACCACTCAACGATTGTACTTTGTACCATAAATAAGGAACCGGTACATCTAATTCAACAATACCTTTATTTTGTGATAAAGTTAAATCAGGATTACTCATTTTTATTAACATAAAATCACCTACCGATGGTTCTAAACTACTTGGTACATAACTAGGTCCTTGGAAAACGTTAACAATATCAGTACCACTCATTCCAGTTACAGGAATAAAAGTGTCTGCTTGTATAACATAGTTAGAATCTGTGTATGCTGTATATTGAACTGGTGTTACTCCAGATAAAGAAGTAAAAAATCCTTTTTCAGGTGCTTGAATAACAGTGGTTATTTCTACTGGTGCTAAAAAGGGTATTGTTATATCTGGTGTCCCATTAGTAGTTGGGAATAGGGGTGTTTTTATATTAGGTTGGTTGTTCTTTGGTTTTAGAACGTTTTGTAAACTAATATTGTAATTAGGGCCTAAAGTTGTGTAATCTATTTCAGAATCACCTAATCTAAATGTTGTGAAATTTAATTGTCCAATAGACAATAATTCTCTACCTTTATCAGTTAACCTTGCGTTAACAAAAGCTCCTGTATTTTTACTTATATAACTCATTTCTTATAAATATGGTCTTAGTAAGAATTTATCTTATTATTTGTCGAGAATTTACCTATTCTACTGACACTATTTGTTGTAAATATATTATCTAAAATGCCAGAATAAACCTTTTTATTGGTTACCCGCCATATATAATTTTTATTTGCTTGTAAATTAGGGGGTAAGTTAACATAATAGTAACTTTCACCATCAACATAATTAACTGTTATACCAGTTGTAACACCTGTGATAAAGTTAGGGTCACTATCTTCTGTTACTTCAACTAAAAAATCACCATCTAACCTATCATTAACTATTGTTGGGCTAACATTCCACTCCAATAAACTACCATAAGTAACAGTATTATAATTACCTTCTAAACAACCATCATTTGTATAAGCCGCATATAATCTATCACCAATAGATAAATTTATACCATCAAATATTAATCTATTTTCTATACTTAAACTTAAGTAGTAATCTAAACCATATGTTAACTTAATACCGTTTAAAAATAAAGTCATGTTTTTTTCAACATCTTTAGATGGTTTGTATTCTAAATAATATTCAAATTTACCCTCCTCTATGTTGTAATATACTTTATCTGTTGTTGTTACAGCTGAAGTAACACCACTAGTCACAGCACTTAATATTTCGTATTGTTCCGAATAAACAATATTAAAATCTAAATCTGAAGTTAAATAACTAGAGGTTATAACATCTATCAATGGATCTAAGCCCTTAATTAAAACAAAAGTTGTATCACCACTGATTTTATAATTAGAACTACTTAAAGTAATACCGTTAACAGTTACCAGTAGAGTGTTGTTTAAAGGCTTTTTACTAATAGTAAAAGTGTCACTGTATAATGGGTCTATGTTTAAAGTTTCATTAATAAAACTAACTTCTTCTGTTTTAAAAACATAACTTTGCCCACATTCATTTTTTACTATTTCTCTAGCGGATAATAATTTATTACAACATTTTGTTGAATAACAATCAAATGGTCCTAACCTAGGTTTTTCTGGGTCAACTAAAGTAACAAAAAACCAAGAACTATTTTCATCGTAAAAATTACCTAAATTGGGTTCTACATATTTAAAGCCTTTAGAAAGACAATTATTTTTTATAAAAGTATAATTAGTATTTAATATATACTCTTGGTCTTTTTTAAATAAAACATTTAATTCTTTTGTATAGACAAAAGGGTTTAATGTTATAGCGCTAAAATCTGTTGAGGCACTATAAACCAAATTATTGGTGTATAGTTGTGGTATTGTATTTAGTGAACCAAACAAATTATCGGTATTTGGTGGTATAAATTCAGAAGTTCTTTCGTATATTTGATAATCGAAGGTACCTGTATAAGCCGTTAAAGTGTCTGTGTTACCAGTAAAATTAACAGTAAAAAATAAATTATTATTAGTTATGTTAAAAACACCAATGGAAGTTTCTGTTAATCCCGTATTTAATTTAGTTAAATTAGTGTAATATCTAGGGCCTTCAAAAAGTTCAGTACAGATATTAAAATTTGTTTTAATATTATTAATAGGAAAAAGTCCATACTCTTTTTTAATATTTTCAATTACAATTTCTTCAGAAAAAGTACTAGGTATTATATTTTTTTCACATATAGACATTTATATAAAATTTTTAACATTCATCATTTGGTGTTCTATTAGTATCAAATTTAACAAAACTGGTTAGATTTATTCTATCTTGTATTATGTTTGTAGCTAACTGCTTTCTAATATAAATAGGGTAATTACCAAATAAATAATGGGCTGAATTAACAAACGGGTAATCAACACCTATTTTGTCGTTACTACCCTCAAAAACACCAATATCCAATAAATCTCTCCAAGAAACAGTACCATCATTATTTATTTGTACATAATCTGGAAAAATTTCATCATCTTTATTATCTACGGTTTCAATCACATCTGAAAATTCCCTAATTTTTATTTTATGGTGTATTTTATATGTGTACCCATCATAAAAATTATAAGTAACATTGTTTGGGTCAGGGTTTGTTGTATCATTAAAATAAACCTGCTTTGGAGCAAACCTACCTAAAGTTTCTGATAAAACAGTTTCATCTAAAAAAGCTCTATTATATTCAACAAAGTCACAATAATTATAAACATCATTTATTGTTTTATAGGTACCAGAAGTACCAGAAAAATTAAATTCTAAATCAGAATATGTTTCTAAATTAAATCCAGAAGTTGTTGTTAAATTAGTTGTTAACCTATTGTGGTCCATTATTTGTAAAGTTTCAGACCAATTAAAATAACCATCATAACCATTAGCTACGGAACTAGATCTTTTTACTACTGTTAAAAATAAATCACTAATAGGTCTGCCTAAATTATCTCTTAACCCCGAAACATCTATGTCTTTATTAAAATGAAATAAAAAAACCTTATTTAAGGCATTGTCATTAAATATGTTGGTGGAAAAAGAAGCACGATAAACTTCATAGTCTTTTGGTTCGGTTATTATTTTAAATTGTCTAAAATAATATTCAGAAGGTACACCATCTAAATACTTATAAAGTAAACTATAGTTTATTAAATTTAAAGTATTTCCTTGTGGTGTAAAATCATATTTTATAACAAAAGTATCTAATGTAGGCGTAGACACAACCTTATACAAATTATTTAATTTATCAATAACAACATTAGAAGTTGTTGTTCCCACCCTAACTTCAACAAAATCGTTAACTCTTAATGTATGTCCTTGACTAAAAATCTTAATATATTCTAATGTTGTACCCGTTTGTTGTCCATTAGCATCACATCTTTGTATTTGTGAAGTCGCTATTGAATTTGAAAAAGAAAAATCGTTTAGTGATGGTTCAAAAACCCTTTTGCCTGTTGCAAAAAATGGTATCTGTATTGGTACATTTTGTGGTGCACCTGGAGGTCCAGAAACTGTTGTTGTTGGTGTTATGTATTCTGTTTCTAAAATTAATCCATAATCTTCATTACCAGCCTCAAAATCTAATATTCTATGAAAACCCAAATAATTAACCGTATTAACACCGTCTGAAATAAAATTAGATGTTGGACTCATATATAAAAACTCATCAGTGTTTTTTATACCGTGTTTTTGTGATGTTCTAACCAAAATGTTAACAGTACCAGTGGTATAATTGTATGGTAACAACTCTTTAATTTGAAAACCTCTATTGGCCTCTGTTGTATTTTGTGGTTCTTCTCTACCTAATGTTATAATTTTTTTAGTGTCGTTAGAACTAAAGGGATAAGTTATTTGTAATAACCAAGTTCTAGGTAAAAAGGATTGATCTAATTCTTCTGGTGACCAAACATCATTGCCTAGTGGAACACTTGACCAAGTATCAATGATTGTATTATCTGTCACTATCTCAATCTTACCGTTAATTCTGTATTTTAATATCTCATTTCTTTCAATATCTGTTTGTTGTATGGAATTAACTACATAAAGATAATCATCTGGTTCAGTTAAGCCTTTTTTAGAGTTTAATTCGATCGGTATAAAAGTTTGGCTATTTAAAGCCAAAGCATGTCTCTTTGATGGAGCGACGTATTTTATTTTATAATCAGAATTAGACACCTAAATTGTTTTTTAAATAAGTTAAAGCGTTATTATTTTTTTCTAAACCAAAAAAGAAAGCGTACCAACCTTTTTTTGATTTTTCACCACCATTAGTACCAGTAGATTCTGTTATTAACTCGGTCACACCTTGTGTGGTTTCTTTATCTAATCTATTCGGAAAATTAGCAAAACCAGATGCATCAACACCTAATGATGATGTTAATGGTATAAAATGATCTTTTAGATTAATATTTGAGGTAGCATTGTTTATAGTACCGTTATTATAAATACTTAAAAAAGCTGAGGTTGGGTCTAATGGTCCGTTGGGTTTAAAAATTTTTATTATTTCTGTTATATCTAAAGTATTTTTAACACCTAAATAATTATTGTAAACTAAAACTCCCCCATTTGGTGGTGTTGGGGATGATAAAGCATCAAAAGAATTGGCTATTTTAACACACCATTCGTCACCTTCACATTTAAGTCTCATAAAATAAAGTGAACCGTAACAAATACCTTTAGCCAAAAAACCGTTTATTTTACCAAAACGATCTTCACCACCAACCTGATAAGTCACTGGATATCTAGTTCTATTAGTATTTCCATTAAATCCTTGATTACCTGCTATAGCTATTCTTACATCATCATCACCAGTATCACTAGATGCACCATTAAAATTACCAGGTGTATAAATTAATTTTTTTCTATTTTTTAAATCGTATTTGTATTTTGTTGTTGGTATTCTGTGATTAGCGTGACCAGAACAATCATTAGAAGGTCCGCAACTAGTATCTGTTATATTTTCAGTAAGACTATGAACATACACAGTATATCTACCACTAGTGGGTATTCCTTTATTTGGATCATTAGAGGGTATTGTATTACCCAATTCATCTGTTATCACGTTGTCTTCGTACATTGGTAAGGGGTATAAAACTTGTCCGTTTGTGAATTGTATACCAACTAAATCGTCTCCATTAGCCCCAAAAGCTAAGGCCTCCACACCAACACCTAATCTAACCATTTTACCTATTGCTCTAAAATTATCACTATTACCACCAAGAATATCATTACAACCCCTAGATATTCTAGCATCATCATAATTAGTAAAAGCCTCAAACATTAATATAGCTGAAGGAACTATTTTTTTAGTTAGTTTAAAATCTAACCTAGTTATACCAATTTCGCATTGTTCAGTATTACCCCAAAAAGGTACCACATCTACTGATAAGTTTTGTGTTTCTATTTGTGGTAGTTCATCTAAATTAGTACTACTCTTAAATTTATTACCGTCGAAAATGCTACTTGGGTATCCTAAGTTTATGTAGTCATCTACAGTTAAACTTGCAGCACCGGTATCACTTAAATCAACATCCATATGAACCGTTTTTGTACCAATAGGAACACCAAATATCATATAATCACCAGATTCATTAGTTCTAGTTGTGTATTTATAATATTTATCATAAATTTCTAATAAAGTATCATTGTCTAAAATTTCAAATTTAGAAGGGAAAGTTCCTACCGGAACTGTTGGTCCATTACCTATTATTGTTCTTTTCCAAATAGAAAAATTACCAGTCCCAAAATTAGACGAGACTAATATCCATGGGCCTGTATATGTACCTAAACTTGTAGCATAACTATTTGCGTAATAATCCTGTGGTTGTAATAATTGTCCGTTTGACCCGTTAGGTACCTTAATTGTTACTTGAAATTCTTTCCCTGTGTTAGGTAACAAATTATATCTAATACCAACATTATTAGTATCTAAAGGTGTTATATAAGGATATAGATTATTTATTAAAGGGTTTTCAGCGTCCTCATCCGATAATGGTATAAAAACAGATATTTTAGCATTTTCAACACCAAAACCGTCATTAGCTATTACTCTGCCAGCAACAACACCATAATTTGAACAAAAGTTTCTATAAGCTTCTTCTTGTGTTATTTTTAAGCTTAAAAAATCTAATGTATCAAATTCCTGTTCAATTTTTACTACTATGTTTTTACTTGACCCAGGTTCTGTACGTAATCTTATGCTTTTATTAGCTTTCATTACTTTTCTAGGATATAGGTTTTTTGTGTAAATTTATTTTGGTATGCAATTTTACCTCTCCTAAGTAATGGTAATTCACCCCTTACTAAAGTCAATCTTTTTTCTTTTAAAACTGAATCATCTTTTTTTAAGAAAAAACCAATAAAATTATTTAAGATGACAGGGCCATTATTTTTATTATCACTATAACCACCATCTTTTTTAGAAGTTACTTTTTCTTCAGATACTATTGTTTCAGATTCTAAAGTATTATTTTTATTTTTTAGTCCAGGTTTTAATTCACCATCTGTCTCTAATAAACCTAAATCAGATTTAGTGAATATGTTATCATACCCACACTCTTCTATAGTGGGACAAATTTCTTCTTCTTTTGTACACCATTTTTCACCAGAAATAAATATTGTTGTAGACGGTATAAATTGTTCTATAAACCTAACCCAAAAGTTTTGGAAGTTCTTTTTATAGGCCAATAATTGTTGCAAGTCTAATTTTTTAGTACAATTATCGAAATTTGCTGGTACTGTAATTAACTGAGTTGTTCCAGAGGTACTTCCTGTCATTTTTTATTATCTTATTAAGTATAATGCAATATCTTCATTAATATCTTTCATTTTTATCCATCTAGTAGGGATTTGTTGATTTTTTAAAACTTTAATTTGGCCCATTAAACCAACAATATTCCATTCTGGTCTTTTAGCTCTAGGAACATAAGTAATATTTGGATCAAAATTTTGATTTAGTTTACGTCTTTGTCCTGTTACTGTTTTATAAATTGTTTCTCCACTAATATTAATATAGTCAAAATCTTCATAAGTGTAGTCTTCCATTACAAAATTACCCCACACATCTTTTTCGTATTTACCAACCCATTCATCAGCAGTACCTTCATCGTTGTTTCCTACCACGGTTGGGTTAGAAGAAATGACACCGATAGCTTTATCTGAATCTTGGCAAACTTTTACTTTATCATTTTCTAATTCTACAACAGTACCATAAGGTATTTTTTCACCGTTTACAGATTCAAAATATTCAGCGTAGTCAGCACCAGTATTATAAGTAGCCCCAGCACCATAAACATTTCCTGCTGAATCAACTCTGAATGCATTTGACCTAGCAGTCGGCCCTGTACCATTACCTATAATAAAATATTGTAAAGTGTTACCAGTTGTATTCCATAAACCAGATACGTGTTGGTATACTTCATATGATACAGTACCAAAACCTTCAGCGTGAGAATAATTTGCTGAAGCTGTTGTTTGTCTACCTTCAGCGTGTGAACGACTACCAGAAGCTATTGTTACACCACCTTCAGCGTGTGAAAAATCACCTGTTACTACTGTAAGAAAACCTTCAGTGTGAGAAGCTACACCTATAGCTGCTGTTTGAGAACCTTCAGCGTGGGAATAATTGCCTAATGCCGTTGTCCCATTACCTTCAGTATGTGAATATTGTCCCAAAGAAGTTGTAAACCCACCCTCAGCGTGAGACCAATTACCTAAAGCCTTTGTTGTATTACCCTCAGCGTGGGAGGTATCACCTGTTGCTGTTGTTTGAAAACCTTCAGTATGTGAACCTTTTGCTAAAGCTTTTGTTCCTTCACCTTCAGAGTGAGAATAATTTCCTGATGCGGTTGTTGTTACACCTTCAGCATGTGACCAAAGACCATTTGTTATTGAGTATAAACCTTCGGTATGAGAGTGATTAGCTATTGAAGTGGTACCTAATCCTTCAGCGTGAGAATATTGTCCAGTAGATGTTGTTAACTCACCTTCACTATGTGAATACTGACCTAAAGATGTTGTTGTAAAACCTTCTGAGTGTGAAAATGCTCCCAAACCTACTGTGTTGCTACCTTCAGAGTGAGAATAATTTCCTGAGGTTGTCGTAGTAAAACCTTCTGAATGTGAGTATTGTCCTGATGCGGTTGTTCCTCTACCTTCAGCGTGAGAACCAAAACTTAATGCCCTAGTGAATCTACCTTCAGCATGTGAATAATCACCTATTGTTGTGGTTTGATAACCTTCAGTGTGAGAATAAGCCCCTAAAGAGTATGTTATTCTACCTTCAGCGTGAGAACTACCCCCTGAAGAAACTGTAGATACCCCTTCAGCATGTCCATTTATAGATATCGTTAAAATACCTTCAGCGTGACCAGCAATAGCTGTTGTTGATTGTCCCTCAGCATGGCCACCAGAAACAGCTGTTGTTAAACTACCTTCAGCGTGACCAAGAATGGCGACAGTATATTGGCCTTCAGCATGTGAAGCACTACCTATAGCGGTTGTACTTTTACCTTCAGCATGAGAACCACCTCCTGATGCGGTTGTTGTCTCACCTTCAGCGTGTGAATATAATCCCGATGCCGTTGTTGAAAGACCTTCAGTGTGAGAACCTTGTCCTGATGCTGTTGTATTAATACCTTCTGCGTGTGAACTAATTCCTATTGCTGTTGTTAACGCACCCTCTGTGTGAGAATACTCACCAAGTGCTGTAGTTAAAATACCTTCAGCGTGAGAACTTTGTCCTGATGCTGTTGTCCAAGTACCTTCTGAGTGAGAATAAGTACCAAAAGATGTTGTTCCACTACCTTCAGAGTGTGAATAGTTTCCAATAGAACTATTATTATCACCAAAAGATAGTGAAAGAGTACCTGACACAAAAGAACCATTTGATTGGGTACTATCCCAAACAGTAATTGGCGAACACCCGTGTAGGTTAGAAATATATAAATCAGTAATACAGGTTGCTGATGTGTTTCCTGTGAATGTTCCACCACCTCCTCCAGATAAAGAAGATAAATCTACCACAATTTGTGGTTCACCATTATTTCTATCTAATTCTAAATCAGTTCCATTTAATGTGGCTCCTGTTAAATATGTATCAGTACTAATCACAGTTCCACCAGTAAACAAAGGAGCTAATAAAGAGAGGGGTGATTTATAAGAAGAACCCGCTGGGTCTTGTGATATATCGTCAGTATTTACAATATGTATATAAGTGTTGTTTAATGTTACACCTGTTGCCGTACTTCTTTGAGTTAATTTCATTTTTTTTGTTTATTTATAAATATTATTTTTTATTTATTTTAAAAATCCATAAAGTCATATCTTTGTCCGTCTTGAAAATCAAAATCAATTCCGTCTTGGAATTGTTTACTAACTATGTCTACGTATTTATAACATGTGTTTGTACCAGCACTTAAAGTAAATCCGTTTGGACAAGGCGTGTATTCATAACAACATGTAGAACACATATTAAAAGTTAAGTAAACTTCTTTGCTGTTCAAGACTAGTCTACTATCTCTTTCATATAAACCAGATTGTTCAAAATAATTTGTATATCTCCAAGGTAAATCCGCATCGGGGCTTGGAGCAAACACTCTGTTTATTGTTTGTTCGGTATTTTTAACCCAAGATTTTTTATTGTCAATTACTTTTTTTAATTTAAAACCTGGACAAGAATTATAATTAGTAAATGTAAAACTATCTTGTTTAGTACACTCTACTTTAATATCATCAACAAATATATCATACTCACAACATTCATTTAACCCATTAATAACTAATTTTACTTTAAAAGGTGTCGTTGTATCATTAATAATACTACTCGATATTTCTGTCCATTGGCAATAACCGTCTGAAGCTAAATTAAAGGTACTTACTATATCTGTTTGAATTACCGTATTATCCATACTATCACCAGTATAAACAATCAAACTAGCTGTAACTTCTTCACCATTTAACGGTTCACAATCTTGTGAATCTGGTCTCTCTAAATAAAAAGACGCTGATACGGTTAAATTAGTACATTCAAGGTCATCTACTAAAATTTCATTTTCACTTAAACCAAATTCAATTGGAGTAGGTATTAAAGCCGGGTTCCAGTAACAAACCCCATTTACATATTGCCACCCTAAATCTTCACCTAATGTTAAACAACAAACTTGACTAAGATTTTCAAAAGTATTTTCCCCATTTGGTTCTTCTGGGTCAATAGGTACTTCAGTATCACAAGGACTTATTGGTGGTCCAGTTTCTGTTGGTGGTGGTGGCTCTACCCCAAAAACGGGTATTCCTTTATTGTTTATAATTGTATTATTATTTGTAATTATACCACCAATAGGTACTTGGCACATACAATATGTGCCTGTTTGTGTTGTATTACAAGGGTTGGTTGGTAATAAAAGTGGTGCCCCTAATAATGCCTGACCTACACTACTGGGGATAACTAAATCCAAATATATTTCACCCGTTAAACCGTCTCTACCTAATATTGTTACAACTCTTGGTGTGGTGTCTAAATACTGAGCAAAGCAACTATTTTGTAAATTATCCCAAAAAGAACTACCTAAATAAACTTGTTGACAAATAACTTGTCCGGCAACCCAACCATAAGAATCAAAACCAGTACCATTAATTGTTAACAAATAATCATTAGCGTTAATTTGTTGTCCACAAATACTAATAACACCACTAGTTGTTGGCCACCAAGATAAATTATTCGGTCCACCTAAAAATTGTGATAAACCTGTTGTTGTATTTGGACTAGCGAAACTATAAGAAGTAAATTCTTTTAATACAACACCACAATCACAACCACCTGTTCCACCGCCTGTATCTGTTCCACCGCCTGTATCTGTTCCACCGCCTGTATCTGTTCCACCGCCTGTATCTGTTCCACCGCCTGGATTTATGTAGACATAACAAACTTGTGCCGTAGGTGAAGCGTTTTGTTCAGTACATAATGATAAAAAGGAACTATCAATTAAATTAGTAATATTTAATCTAGTTGTTATTGTATAGGTACCATCACCGTTGTTGAATACTTCTGCCTGAAAATTATCATTACCGGCAACCCTAGTTTGACCATTAAATTGACTAGTATTAACAAAGTTAGTCCAACAAGGTCCAGAAGGACCAGGCGTACTCATTAAATTAGTTATCTCAATGTCTATACCATATGTTATATTACTCAATAGGGAACTATTGGAGTTAGTTTTTAGTGTTAATAAGAAAGTTCCAGCAGGGAAAAAATCATCTGCATCATCTGGGTCTCTAACTTCGTTTTCACCAACTTTTCTGTAATACCAACTAACCACATTAAAACAACCCTCTGTTGGGTCTACATCAGTACCACCACTACCACCACCACTACCGCCACCACCAAAATCAATATCACCAAAATCGATATCGATATCTATTGGGTCAAAACCACCACCACCGGTGTTTGAATCCGCACAAGTGGGTTGTGAACTATCATAGACAACAGTACCATTTTCTAGATATATTACATCTTCTATACATAAATCACAAGGTTCACTGTTAAGTACATCATCTTTGATACATGCACCGAATTTATTGTTACCTAAATCATAGTTAGGTACATAACTATACCCTTCTTGTGTGTTACAACAAGCCTCACTAACAGGTAAACCCGTATCACCATCTATTAAAACACCTTCAATTGTTAAAGCTAAATTAATTGGGCAATCGGTTGGCTGGGTTAATCTACAAAATTGACCATCCCAATAAACATCTTGTCCCACAACATCAGGGTCACAACATTGTTCTGTTAATGGTTGTAATAAATTAAAATTATCTAAAAAATCTGTTAAGATAATATCACCCAAAGAATTTCCACCATCACCATTTTCTGTTTCAGTAGGACCGTCCAACTCACCACTACTAAAATCTGTTAAAATAATATCACCACTATATATACAACAGTTATTACAATCAAATACAGCGTTAGGGTTATAATTTAAAGCATTTGGGTCTAAACAACCAGTAACGTTACCTGATGGATATTCACAACAACCACTAGTGTAACTACCACCTAAATCTAAACTTACATCACCATTAGGTCCACAAGGTATTGATGCTAGTGGATTATAATTTAAAGCAGATGGGTCAACACAACCTATTATATCTTCTATTGGTCCTGTTGGTGTTGTTAATGATTTTGTTATCCCAGCAAAACTAATATTTGTAGAATCTGATGGATTATTTGTTGTTATACCCGTGTTTTGTGTATTACCAAGAATATTATAATAAACAACCCCCTCTTGTGTTATTGTTATACCCGTTGGGCAAACGTCATAAATACAAGTACAGTTATCTATTAAAGCTTCTGGGTTATAGTTTATAGCAGTTGGATCGGTACATCCTGAGATTTGACCCTCATATGAACAACCACCATCATCTAGTGTTGCTTCTTCATCAAAATTAGTGGCTAATGGGTCGGTACAACCTAAAACAACTTCTGATGGGTCTAAATCTTCAATAGTACAAGCCATTATTTATATTATTTTTTATAAATATTTTTATTTTATTTTTTTAACCGTTAACTAATATAGGGTCTACTGTAATACCTATTTTTTTACAGAATTTAGTTCCATTTAAATTAGTACCGGCTTGTCCACCTCTTTTAATGCAACAAGCCTTATCTAAAGGTTTAGATACCTGTTGGTTTATATCTGTATAATATAGCCATATATCACCATTTGATTGGGTAACTTCTGTTAAAGAATCTGACGGAGGACACCAATAACAAGGGTAAGTACCGTCTTCAATATTTAAATAATTATTGAACCCTAATTTTTCACAACAATAATTACTTTCCAAAACTAAAACTTGTCCTGATTGTATATAAGTTATTAAACCGGTACCATCTAAAGATGTGTTCGTTGGACAAACTTCTATTTCACAACCCTCTTCATTACCAGTAAAAAAGTTTATATGAAAAGAATTTAAACCATTATTACTGGTTTCATTATCACTACCAGCGTTTAAAACAACAGCATTATTAACCCTGTCTTCATTCATTACTGTAGCATAAAAATCATTATAAGTGTTTAGAATATTACCAACACCAGTTGTGGTGGTACTACCTAAATTATTACCTTCTATGATTGTTTGTCCACCGCTTTCTATCGTACCTAAAGTATAATCAGTAAAATAGTTAAATGTTAATAAATTTAAATTAATAGTTGTTTGTGTTGGTTCAAAGTTTGGTATTAAACAAGTGTATTTTTCAAAATAAGCTCTACCAAAATCATACGGACCAAAATGTGGGTTATTACCGTTAACATTTGGTTTTGTGTTTTCGGGTGTTCCTCCATTATACCAAAAACCATTTAATTGAAAATAGTATCTATCTGTATTTGGGAAAATTTTTGGGTACCCTTCTTGATCTATACCTATTTGTGAATCCTCAGGAACATAACCAAGATAGGTTAACATTTGAGTTATAATTTGTGGGTAATTTAATTTTTTTTCTGCTAAGTAAACTACTTCATCAAAAGAAATTAAACATTGGTCTATATTGAATAGGTTTAAAAAGAATTCAATAACTTTTCTTGTACCTTTAGACTTAAATAACCACCAAGCATTTATCACCAAACGTCTCCACAGTTCTCTATCCATTTCAGCTAAAGATGGTGAGACCCCATTTGGGTTAAATACACCTTGTGGTGAGGTTTGTAAAAATTTAATTAAATTATTATCCGAAAAAGATTGTAAAGAATCAAAACCTAAATTTTGTGCCATCATCTTGATTAACTCATCAGGCATATTATCCACACCGTCATAGGTAACAACATTAGCAAAAGAAATATTATCAATATATAGTTTTATTTTGTCATACTCTCTACCCCAAATTTTAACTAACTTATCCATTTTACGACCACTATTAGGGTCTGTCCCATCACCTGGTGTATCAAATTCAAATATTGCCGTTGCTACTAATTTTCTAACCATTATGTTGGTTATTTCAGCATCAAAATTTGCCGCAAATTTTAATAAATTTTCTATATAATTTGCATAATCTCTACCAGTATAATCAATATTGTAACCATCATTAGTTGGCCAAGTGAAACTAATTCTATTATTACTAACACCATTAATTGTTTCAGTTGGTCTGTCTAGTTCTATTGTATATTTAGGTATCGAATTCCTATTTAATAACTGTCTTTGGAACTCACTTATTTTATTAAAAAATATATTATTTAAAGTTTCATCATTAGGTTTTATATGATATTCAAAAGAACCTGATGTTAAACCAGAAGTATACAAAGTTGGCCAAACTAAACCACTTGTTTGTATTTTTATATAATCATCTGTTTCAGTGTTACCCGTATAACTTATTATAGGGAATTTACCGTAACTATTGTTAATTTCATATTTAGTAAAATTATTTTGTATAAAAGATATATCAGTGTAATCATTTGTGGTAAATACATTTGGTAAATTTTCAGTTATTAAATTAAATTGATTTTCTATAACATTTCTAGATACAGTAAAATATGATATATTCTTATCTAAGTCATATTGAAAGTCATTTACAGTGTCATTTATATATGAAAACCTAACAAATAAACTACCTTTCCAATTTGTTACTATGTCTACAATTTCTGTTTCGACAAATTTTCTAGCATCACTAAAATATACATAGTTTTTTAGTTTGTTGGGGTTTGTTTTTAACACCACCTCTAAACTATTACTTTGGTTACTAATATCTACAGCTTGTTGTAAAGTTAAATTAAGATTGTCTAGTGTAAATAATTCTGAAAATTCACCCTCAGTAGTAAAAAATTCACCAGAAAAATTATTGGCCCCTGTTGTTAAAGAAAAATTACCAAAAGTAAAAAAAGCATCACCATTTTTACTGGTAAGTTGGTTACCCACTAAATCAGGTGAAAAATCACCAGCTCTTTTAGTATATGATTGTGTTAAAGAACCTGGTACTACTCTTTTAGCCATTTTATTTTTTTATACAGTAAATATGTTATTAAAGTTTTTAGTCGTATCAACATTAAGCCTAACTTCCCTAGCCTCATATAGTGGGTTGTTACTATCGTCCTGTACTTCAAATAAATTATATTGTTTATATATATTATTTTGGTTGTCGTAGATTGTGTAAATACCGTCTTGTATAGATTTAGACTGATTCCCATACAAAGCATATGATAGTGTTTGTGCGTCATGTTCAACAACTTCTAATTCTATATGAATTGGGTCAAAATACGTATTGGTCAAACTAATTACTTGGTTCGGTGAACCAATAAAAGGTAGTTTATTAGGTAAGGTTATTGGACTAGATGTTGGTGTTAATGTACAAAATATTAAATCACCGGCGTCATTATACCTATATCTTATCGCTTTTTGTGAGGTATTATTTAAATTTTGATTAACCGGTTCAACTCTACCACTAGAGGTTATAATTCTAAATAAATTACGTACTTTACCGTTGTTATCGTAATACTCAATTCTGAAACCAATTAAAGAGTTGTCTGTTGTTAAGTTGGTTGGTAATTCGTCTGCCCGTAATATAATACCTTTAATATCTGGTGAAGAAGATAAAACACCACAATCTGCTATTCTTAAAACAAGTTGTCTAGGTCTTATCATCATATTGTATATACCGACAACACCAAAAATACCCGATGGTAAAGTTAAATTTTTAAGACCTGGTAAACTTTGTGCCAACCCATTAACTAAAACAGGTTCACCAACATCTGATAATAAAGATGTTGCATCTAACTCAATCATATTACCAACAGGTGTTTGTCTGTCTCTAGCGTAATTATAAAAAATTTGTATATCTTCAGAGTTAACATCTGATGGTCTAATAATACCGTAATTACCTGTAGCCATTTTATTAAATTGTGTTTATTAATTTGTAATAACCGTTTAAATAATTTTTTAAATCGTTAAAATTATTTATTTCCGACAATCTTTGGTGTCTTTCAAAAACAGAACCATTGTCTCTTTCCATAAATAGGTCTGAATCCACATTTGGTTTATCAATCAACCCAACATACCTATTATTTTTAAATATTTTTTCTTGTATAAAATTATCATAAGATAATTTTTTAGTTTCAAATATTGTATCTCTAGGTTCTACACCATTACTATAAGAGGAAAAACTTCTATTTAATATTAAATTACCCTGTAAATCGAAATTAAAATTATTTTTTGGTTTTTGTTTTTTTAAAAGTTCTACTGGACTACCTTTTGAAAAGTCTGGTATAAATTTTAAATTTTTAGATATCCCTATTTGTTTTTTTTCAATTACCGAAGGGTTATTTAAATTTGTATTTTTTTTGTTTTGAATGATGGTTCCTTTTTTGGAAGTAATTAAATCATCTTTACTGTATAGATTTTTTTCTGATTGTTTTACAGTAAAGGAGGTGTAAGTAATGTTATCTATAATATATTTTACTTTATATAAATTTTGTGAACCATCAATTGGGCTAACGCTAATTACCCCATTTTGACCCACTTTATACGGATTTTCTGAATCTAAAGTTTTAACCTTAAATAATTTATTACTAGTTTTACCTGTTAAACCACCCATTTTTTTATTTTAAAATATCATCATATATACCTAAATCTTTTACTTTTTGTTTAAAAAAGATTAATATATTTATATTAGGTCCCACGATACCAGTAAAAGCGACTCCATCTCTAATTTTTTGTCTTAACACAGTACTATCATAATTAGTAACACTAGCGTCACTAAATGTAAATTTGTATTTGGAAAAATCTAATCTTATTTTTCTGACATACTGACTCATATTAATTTATTTTAACTTCATTAAATATTATGGTGTCGTCTGTATTACCGTTAGATGGTTCCACATAAAAAATCCTATTTAAACTACCAACATTATTTTGTGTTATGTATGGGTTTAATAACCTTAATTTAGCAAAACGCCATTGTGGGTTTGCATTATACTGTGATAGTGTTAGGGTGTTTGTACCAGAAGGACTATTTATAAATTTTTTTATTATTCCCGTTTTAGAATCAAAAAAAGTTGCCTCAAAATATAATGTCCTAAAAGTATTTTCTTTAATAAATTTTGGGTCGTTTTTTAACCAAAACAACCTTTTTAAGGGGAATGAGGTTGAGGTGGTGTTTTGATAGATATTTAAAAATTCTGAAAATAAAAAATTTTGACTTGAGAAATCGTCTGAATCATAAAAATCTAATCTATAAAAACTATTTGTAATATTATTTGTTAGACCAGTTATTTCTTCTTGTGTAAAACCAGCGGCTTTATAATTGTTTTCTAAGTTACCTGTTTGTGTGTTATAAAAATAAAACGAAATATCTAAGTTAGAATTATTTTGTTGTCCATAATTAGCTGATTTAAATTTTATTTTTTCATTATCACTAGTTATGTTAATTGTTTTATTTTTTTCCTCAATAAATAATTGATTAGCCAAACTTTCATAACCATCATTTTTATTTTGTTGGTTAAATGGTATTAGAATATTTTTACTAAAAACTTCGGCTCCAGCTAGTTGTCCATCACTAATAAAATTTATTTTTGAGGGATTTCTATCTATAAAATCAATAATTTTGTATTTTAACATTAATTAGTTCTAACTCTTACTTTAATATCCTTATTAGGGTATTTTATTTCAAACATAGACTTTGGGGTTGAGTATACGGTATAATCAGTTAAATTTAACCCATATAATATCGGTGAACCGGTTTCATCTACACTAACTATTTCTTGTGGTGACCTATTTGTAGAATAATCCCCACCAACTAAATTATTAACCCTAAAATCAACAATATTTAAAACACCTGGTACATTATTTAAATTTTCAATTAAATTAGAGATGTAGATATCTTGACCCATTGACCATTTTTTAATGTCAAAATACTCTATTGTTTTTCTTATAGTATTGTTAACAACTTCTGATTGATTAAACGTTTTATCAACAAAAATATCTATCTCTACACTTAGATTTATTATAGAACCGTCACCAACCTCAACATAATCGTTAATCATTCTATAGTCAGCTAACCAAGTAGCTATATTTTGTTTTAATGTACTAGAAGATATATTAGACAGTTTACCAGAACTATCTAAACCAATAGTTGTTATCATAATTTTGTTAGATTGTTCTTCTACTGACCATCTAAAAGCTAAACCATATTTTCCTGGCATTTTTAAAAATTGTGCTACATAATCTTTAATTGTAACACTTCTATTTTGTGAGGCAAAATTATATTTAACAAGATTTCTTAGTTCTTCTAATGACGGAGCTTCAGCACCACCAACAGCGGGAATAGGGTTATTAACCCTTAAACTTCTTCTAACTCTTTCATTAATAGATTGGTTAGGTCCTGTTACATCCATTGTAAACTGACCCAAATTTGTCAACACACCTGTACCAATGTTAGCACTAGAACCACCACCGACTCTATATTTAACATACATAATAGAATTTTGTTTTGGTATTTCACCTAAAGCTGTTGTATTAATAAAATTAGAATAATTATTTATTAGGTTTATTAAACCAGATGTATCGTTTCCTGTACCACTACCAAAAGTTAATTTACAAAAACCAGTATCAGTATATTCTTTAATAAATTTCCTAGTAATTCTTTGCCATTTTGCTGGTGTTATAGACCTATTATCTGACACTCTACTATTATCATCTATGAAAACTTTATCTTCCGCTAAAGAATCTACTTCATACCATCTGATTTCTTTATTATTAAATAAACTATCAGTTGGTACCCCACCTGGTACTGAATTTTCTGTGGTTATTATACTTTCAACTGAAAGAACATTTGATTCTGGTAGTGTTAATTGAAAAAACGGTCTGTAATCACTAGGGTTTATACTTTTTGAGTAGTAAACTGTTCTACCATTAACGACTAATTCTCTTTTTGTTATAGTGTAGTTAACTAAATCACCATTACCATTAAAATTGGGTATAATAACTCTATTAGGTAATCCACCATTAGTAAAAGGTGAATTAAAATCTATATCTTCTAAGTTCTCAAAAACTTTACCAGCTCCAGTTACTTGTGTACCATATTTTAAAACAGGGGCATATCTAACATCGTATGTATCACCATATGGGGGTACATTAACTGAAAAGTCAACTAAGGTTAATGCTGGTCTATACCCAGGTATTTTTACACCTAAAGTTCTAGCTATACTTAAAATTGATTTTCTTTGTTGTGCGTAATCTATCTGAGTCTCATTAAACATCCTATCGGTATGGAATGATAACATATCAGCAACACCCGCGTTCAATTCTATTAACATAGTACCAATAGAGGCGTCATTAAAATCTGAAAATATTTCTGGATAATATCTTTTAATGAAATTAAATAGTTCCGACCTTACGTCTGCAAAATTTCTAGATAAATAATTTATTTTTTTTTCAGCCATATTAAAGTTCTAATATTATAAAATCACTTTCAGTGAAAGTATTATTTGTTACAGTATATTCCAATCTTACAATAACACTGTGTTCTTCATTTTTTACAGGTTCAACTTCTAATTTATCTATTTTTAGATTAGGTATGTACTTGTTTATGGCTTTTTGTATTTCAGACCTTATATCGTTTTGTACAGAAACCACATTTGGTTCAAAAAGGTATCTCCTTAAATCAGTACCAAAATCTGGTGAATAAAATCTTTCACCTTTGTTTGTTAATAAAAGGTGCATAACATCCGATTTTATAGCTCTTTTATTACTCTTAGTCATATCTAAGAAGTAACCATTTTCTGAATCAAAAAAAGGAAATCTTATGTTTATGAATGATTCTTTAGCCATTTTATTTTTATTAATAAATATCTAATTAATTAATTTATCTTAAAAAACTTAAATGTAAATTATTAATCAATAAAAAACCCCTCAAGTTGAGGGGTTATATTTTTAACCGTTTTGTTTTCTAATGTTATAGAATGCTATAAGTACCTGTTGTATTAGGGTAGTATCATTACCCCAAGACACTTTTACTTTACTTCGCATGCTCCCCCACTACAAGCTAACTCACCACTTAAATCGGTGTTATCTGTCAACTCAACTACTTTAGATAAATCTATATTTGATAAAGATTTCATCATTCTTTCGTAAGTTTCTTCATCACAATCTTCAAAAGGAGCTTGTTGATAAGTGCCTCCATTATAAGGTAATACCGATAAACCATTATAGTATTCACGATTATTCCACATCCATTCACCAGCTAAATCCCACTCATCTTCTTTCAATGAAATTGTTGCAGAAACATTATGTGTATTTTGTCCGTTTCTATGCCCAGGTTTAATCCATTCTTGTGAGACTTTTTTAACTCTTTCTAATAATTGGAAAGGTGACTCATGTCTTAAAATAGAACCTTCAGGTGATTTCTGTGGTACAGAAATTACAGCTGTATCGTGTGGTCTAAAAACTTCATCTTCAATTAACTCTGGGTGGTTTATAGATAAGTAAGTATATATAGATTCATTTTTACCTACTCTTACTCTTCTAATGTAATAATCATTATGCCAAGCGTGAATACCCGAAGAAGTACCCAAAGTTAGTGATGTTGTCCCAGCTGGTTTAACAGTAGTTGTTCTTGCTGAAGGATTAATACCAATTATTTTAGCAATTCTAGTATTTTCTTCTTTAACAGCTTTTGCTGCCGCTTTCATATCATACCCTAAAACAACACCAGAACCAATACCTGTCATTGATACACCAATTAAAGCGTCTTTTTCAGTTGTTCTTTTCCAAACATCTCTTAAATAATGAAAATCAGTGTAACCAGCTTGTAATGTACCAATAAATGCTGCCGCTTTAACTCTTTCTTCAAAATCTTCTTGTGACTCAATATTAGAAACGTTTACCTCACATAAGTTACAAAACTGATAAGGTCTAAGAGCAATTTCACAACAAGGGTTAGTTCCCCAATCCTTATCATAAGAAAAATAAATACCAGGTTCACCAGCTCCAGATAATTCAACTCTTTTCCATAAATCTAAGAAAAATTCTTTTGTAATTTTATTTCTTAAAAGAACTGCTGAATTGTTAGCTCTACCTCTTTGTGGGTTTAATTCCCACCATGCTCCTGATTTACAAGTAATCATATCGTTATCATCTGCTGAAAACAAACTAATAAGAGCTGCTCTTCTAATACCCCCAGCTAAAACAGCATCTGCAATATGACAAACAATATCGTGTACCTCTAAAGTTGTTAGTCTTTCTCTATTTTCTTTAGCGTCTAAAACTTTTTTAATGTTGTGAACACAATCTTTTAAAGGTTGTGGACCAGGTGCTTTACCACCAGAGGTGACTAATAAAGCGCCTTTTGGTCTAATATCTGAAAAATCAAATATTGGTGTTGATGAAGTAACCCCAAAATAAGATTTCATTAAAACTTTAATTGCGTCTGCCCACCCTTCAATTGAGTCCCCAACTAAATACCTTCTTGTTCTACTAGGATTTGGCTTTTGAATTTCAGGTAATTTTTCTACATGGTGTTTTTGTACAGAATAACCAACACCAGTACCACCTAAAAGTAAAAACATTGTTTCAGAAAAAGCATCAATGTGGTCAATAGGTAGATAAGCACAATTATAAACCCTATTTGGTGAGATTTCGATTGGCCTACCACCAAATTGTAATGACCTCATAGAAGGTAAAACTTTTTTGTCATACACCATTTTATAAACTACCTCAATCTCTTCTTTTAATTGTGGGTATTTCTTTTGATGCATTTCTTTATTTCTTGTTACTAACTCTTGCCAAGTCTCTCTTCTCTCTTTTTCAGGGAGAAATTTAGCGTACTTCATATAGACAGTAATTTCTGACAGAATTTGATTTGATAATTCCATTTTTTATTAATTTTTAAATTTTTAATTATTGATTTGTTTCGGTTTCTCTTTCTTGTTTTCTGAGTTTAACCATTTTTAATCTTTCTTTTGCGTTTTCTTCTTTTCTAACTTCAACTTTTCTTTCGTAACCTAAAAAAGTATCTGAAGTCTCGGTGTCTATAAAAACCCTACCGTTGTCAAAAGTACAATCCTCAAATATAACACCGTCTTTTCCAAACCTAGATTTTAAAACCGCTATTGTTGCTCTATTACTTTCTTTTTGTGAAAGTGTTCTAGCTACTGACATAATAAAATGTCCTATTTGAGCCTTTTTGATTGAACCACCCATTTGGTCACCTGTTACAACATCTGAAGATATTGAACTTCTATTACCTTGTACAGCCGTCCAACCAACTATCCCATATTCGGCTAACATAGATTCAAAACCTCTCATCACATTACCCTCACCAGACCATTCATCATTATATCTTTTTGTTGACTCTACACAATCGATATAATCTAAAACAATTAAATCGGGTTTAAAACCAGTAGAAATTAAATGTCTAAGATAAGATTTAATGTGATTTACGGTAATACCCTCTGATGTAAACTTTTTAATTACTAAATCATTTTTTCTACCTTCAGTTTTTTCTTTTATAACGTCAATAACTTTCTCTTTATCTTCTGATAGTTGATTGAGTTCTATGCCACTCCAACAAGCGGCATGTTTTCTTTTAATAACATCTGGTATGTCTTCAAAAACAATTTGTAAAACATTCACTCCCACATTATATGCTGTGTTAGCTATTTTAGTAAGAATAGTGGTTTTACCAACACCATAAGGTGCCAATACAACCCCTAATTCACCCCTAGATAGACCTCCGTCGGTTAATTCATCAATACCACTTATTCCCGTAGGAATCGGATGTCTAAAATCTTCTTCTAAAACTGAATCCCAACCTTCAGTAATAGACGTACCATCATCTTTTTCTGAACCAACAGATAAAGCATCTTTCATTATTTCAGCACATTCTTCATATCTTTCAAAATCACCATTATCAATGATTTTAGATATTTTATCATTAGCTTTTTTTAATTCTTGTTGTCTACAAAAGTTTAAAGATTTTTCTTGTATAAACTCCCAATCAGTAACATCTAAATCTCTAATTTGTTTAATCAATTCAAATAAATAATCTTGTGTTATTTTATCTTTTATTTCAATTGTTAAGATTGTTTCTAATGTGTCCCATGTTGGGATTTTTTCAAATCTCTCAAAATAGTCTTTAATTGTAGCTACAATTAATCTAAAATATTCGTTATCAAAATAATTTGCGTGTAAAATTTCTATAATTCTATCACCAAATTTTTTATTAGCCGGATGTAAAATTTGATTTATGAGTTCTGTTTGAAACTTGTAACCTAAATAACCTAATGTAACTTTTTTATCACTCATATTTGTATAAGTTTAATTATAAATAATCAGGCTAATTTGATTGAACCATATTCCACATCTAATTTTTCTTGCGATAATGTTTCTGTTATTTTTGCTATTATTTCTGGTATAATTTTTCTAACATCAACCGAATATCTAACTCTTTGTTGGTAGATATTTCCAGTAAATTGTTTGGCTATAACAACCCTGTCATCAACCTTAATTTCAAAATCAAAAACATCTTCATTTTCAAAAATATTTTCTTTCACAATTTCTTCTTCAAGTTGTTCTTTATAAGGGTTAAAAGATTTCCATGAGTAATCAATAGATTTACTTTTTAAATCACTCTCAATTAACTCAACCGCATCATTTATACAATAATACAAATCGATTGAGTTGATTACTTCTTTGTTAAAATTTCTAACATTAAAATATCTTTGACAGATAATGTTTTTGTTAATGTACAGAATAAATTCACATTTTTTCATTTTTGTTTTTTTTTGTAATTAATAATTAATTTTTCTTAAAATTTGTTTTTTCTTTTTTTGCTAACACAATAAATGGTTCCATAAAATTTAAATAACCATTTTCACCACCAGGTATAGCGTATATAACACCATCTTCTATCATCATTTTAAGTACATTTTTATACTCTCTACCTTCTGGGTCTAATGGTAATTGTATTAAATTTTTAATAGATTCTCCAGCCTCTTCTGTTAATAAGGGGTAATTTAAATCTATTATTTTTTTATTTATTTCATAAAAAGGTCCTCTATGTGACCCTTTTGAGACACCATTAATAATGTTATCAATAACTTTAAAGGGTTTATTACCTCTTTCTTCTTGAATTAATTTACCTTGTTCAAATATTTCTTCTAAAGTAACTTTACGTTCTTTTAATTGTGGAAAATGTGTTAATAAAGTATTTTCTGTTACACCGTCAATACCTTTAATATTATCACTACTACACCCTTCTAGTATTTTTATTAAACCAGCGTTTTGGTAATGGTGGTCAAAAAACCATTGGTAGTTACCTATGCCTATTTCCATTTTTTTGTCACCTAAAAAAATGGTAACATCTTCGTTTATTAACTGACAAAGGTCTCTATCATTTGTATAAACCATAACCTCCTCATTTCTTAATTTATTTTGACAATAAAAAGCTATTAAATCATCTGATTCAACATCTTCATGTTCGTATTGTCTAATAAAAAGATCTTCAGAGTATTGTTTAACTCTAAGTTTTTGGATTTCATATTCTTGGTCAAAAAATTTAGGTCTATTACCCTTATATTCTGGGTAATAATCTAAACGTAAAGTACCACTACGTTCACCATCCCAAGTGATTACTACTTTATCAATTTTATGTTCAACAATTAATTTACGTAAAGTACTATAAAAAGCAAATATACCACCAATGTGTTTGTCTTTATGGTAAACGTTCTTTGCTCCATTATATGAACGTTTCATAAGAACGTTACCATCGACAATAAGTGTTTTTGTTTTTTTAGTTTTTCCTTTAGGAGTTCGTAGACCCATCTTCTGAAAATTTAAAAGGTCCTACAATATTTTTTCTATGAATCTCATCTTCAGATTCTTGAATGACGGCTAAATCAATTAATAATTGTTTATGTATCTCAGTAATTGTTTCTCCGTGCAGTATTTTTTCAACACCATTTTGAATAATCCAATAACAAGACATTTGATCACCTGATGGTGAAAGAGAATGCTCATTGAGTACTTTTAAATTATTATAATTAATTCTCATTTTTTTTAATTAAACTAAACCATCAATTTCTTCATCTTCTAGTGTAAGTTCACTTTCTTCTACCTCAAAATTAAGGTTATTTTCATCCACTTCTTCAACACCACTTTTAATAAACATATCAATCCAATAATCAGCATATCTTGCTTTATAATCGTTTTCTGCTTCTTTAGTGTCGTCAATAAAATCATGTGGCGTCACAATAACTTTACCGTCTTGATATCCAATTCCGTTAACATGGTTTTTTAAAATAGAAATTTTACTTCTAGTAGCGTAATTAATACTTCTACTGTTTTTAGTAGCTTTTAATTTTTGTGTTCCAGCATTTTTTTGGTTACCAAACAAGAAAATTAAAGTACTATTCAAATAAATGGCTTCACCACCTTTCATCTTAATTTTAGGTTGTCCAAATGGATTGTCTGGTAGTTCAACCCAAGGTTGGTTTACAAACACAATTGTATTAGTATGTATGTTAGTTTCTTTTCTAGAACCTGTGATTCTACCATTAAGACCCATACCAATTTTATCTGCTAAAACAGATGCGTTATGCATTTTACCACCTTTACCTTCGTAAGTCATTTTACAAGGAATTGAACCCACTGAGTCCCACAAGAAACAAATATCCATTGGTGTTCCATCTTCATGTGACCAATTTTCTTTTTCTTGTGTGTCTAGAACTTCATTTACATAGTCTGTGATTTGTTCGATATAATCGAAATCATCTCTAAATAAAAAGAACCCAGACCAATCACCAGGTGATTCTTCCTCACACTCAAAACCCATCATTTTAGCGTGAGTAAAATTCCATTTTTTTTCTGTAATAATAAACACAGGTAGAATACCATTTTTCTGACACCAAATGGCACTCTTAATGAGTGCCGTGGTTTTACCAGTGTCAGAATGACCTAAAAAAACATTAAGATGTCCGATAGCTGGACCAGGTACACCTGTAGCTCTCTGAAAGACAGGACCTAAGTCAATAAATCTATCTGGTTTATATTTTGTTTTTGAAGAGAATCTGTCCTTAACAGAATCTAACGAAAACGATTTTTTCTTAATACTAGTTTTAGCCATAATTTATTTTTTAAAACGGTTCTTCATCTTCATAATCATCTTCAACAACTGGAACTGATGATTTTGTTTCTTTTTTAGGACTTGGTTTAAAAGACGATTCAACTTCATTCTCATCACCTTTAGCAACAAATTTCTCTAGGTTTTTATCCCATACAGGAGTTTCACCGTCAGCAATTAGTTGTACATAATCTAAAGGTTGTGATTTATAAATTTCTTTCCAAGTCATTGTATCACCAACCCATTCTTTAGCTTTACTAGATTTAGGGTCTGTTAAAACAGAAACATCTTCTGCCATAATAGAAGTTATTTTAGCATAACCTTTATTATCTCTACCTAAAATTAAAGTGATATCTCTACCTTCTCTTGGGTCGGTAACGTCCCCTCTTTTTGTGAATAAAGGAATAATTTTATCTAAAGCACCTTCACCTTTGTAATTGTGAGGAAATCTCCAAAATTTAATCCCATCATCTTCATGGTCTCTATCAATAATTCTAGCTAAATAAAATTTCTTAGCTGAATATTGTGTCGCCAATTCTTTGTCTGATTTATTTCCTGTTTCTTTCCAAGATTTAAAAAGTTCATCAGAAACTTCACATAATGGACAGTGTTCACCATCATTATGTTTTCTACAGTAAATTTTACGCCATTTACCACCTACTTTAACAGAATGCCAATGTCCCTCATCAAAAGGAGTATCACCTTGTTTAATAACAGGATGAACACTTTTTTTAGGTGGCATTATTCTAATTGTTGATTCTCCATTATCAACACCGTCTTCAAGTCTTACAGCAAAATACTTACTGAAGTCTTGTTCATATGATGAACTACCACCTGTGTTACCACCAGATTTGTTGTTCTCATACTGTTTTGCAATTGCATCGAGTACACTCATTTTTTTTTGTTTTTTTTAGTTAATAATTAATAATTTTATATGTTATAAATATAAGTAATAATAGATAATAGTAAAGTGCTAAAAACAAAAAAGGGGTCAATAAGACCCCTAATTTTTTCTATAAATTACTTATGATTTAAAAGATGATTGTATATCAGATTCGTTATAATCGTCAATATCTTCAGGGTTTATAACATATTCCTTTTCCATGTTTTCTTTACCAGAAGAAACTTTATAGTGTGGATTACTATTTGCTTTTTCTTCCCAATAATCTGTTAATTTCATGTTAAAAGGATAACTGTCTAAAGACCTTAATTCTAATTTTTCTTCAGGTGTTTTAATATCCTGTTCTAATTTAGATAATTTAGAAGCTATTGTATCCATTTTAGATAAACTAGTCTCCAAGTTGTTTAATTTATCTGTTAATGTTTGTAAAAATTCTGTGTTTTTTTCACCAACAGTTACCGCTTTTTGTGCTAAATTTTTAGCTTCTTCAGATTTATCTACAATGGCTGTAACATCAATTTCTTCTACATCTTCATCTCCACCTAATTCATCTGAGGCTGAAAACTCATCAGCTGTACCAAACTCATCTTCTTGTGGTTCTTCTTCAGCATTAGGCATTTCTTCTGTAGCAGGTTCTTCTGTAGTATCTTCTTCTCCCTCTGGAGATCCAGCTTCACCAAAATCAAAATCACCACCTTCAGTATTTTCATCTTCAGAAGGTTCTTCTGTAGTATCTTCTTCTTCAGGTTCAGCTTCATTTAAAGTTTCCCCCATATAATCCCTATATCCAGGTGCTTCTCTTCTTTTAGATTCTGTTATATTACCTAAAGATGGGTCATACCCTAAAAGGGTTTTAAACCTATTTAATTCTTCTTTTAAATTATTTTTAGCCATTTTATCTTGTATATTCACTTAATAATTGACGACCATCATTAGTGATGATTTTCTTATGTTCTCTTTGAACTAATTCGTCTGTATCTTTAATTAAACATTCTTCATCACTACAATTTTTATTGTTATTAGTTTTTAAGAATTTGTTTAATTTGTCTTGAAGTTCTTTTTCTTTATTTTTTTCTTCCATAACAGTTTTTTATATAAATATGCTATTATTATAGATTCTTTCTTTTTAAATCTAAAATATCTAATTCATTATTTTTTAGTAGAATAATTTTATTTTCATATTTAGACCAATCGACTTCATATTTTTTATAGTCAATATTACCTATATCAGAATTTGATTCTTTTTCTATTAGTTTATTTAAAGCATTTATGGTAAAAAAAGTTTTATTTTTTTTATGGATTTGAATCGTATTTTTAATATTCCCTTTAATATCAAATTTTTGATCAAAATCTAAGTATAATTTATATGTTACAATAAAATTATTTTCTTCTACTTCAAAAATAAAAGTACTTTCTTTTTTTATAAAGAATTTTTTTTGTAGGAAATTTAAAAATTTTTCTAAATAATCGGGTTTAACAAAAGTTGCTAATAATATTGTTTTCTTTTGCATCTATTAAATAAGGTATATATTTAACTTCTAAATATTTTATTTCTTTTTCTTTTATCTTTAAAATATTTAAGCTATTTTTTAAATAATCATTTATGTCCCAAGACATAAAATCTAAAAAATTTAAATCTAAATGATATATTTTTTTATCATTATAAAAATAAATTTTTTCTTTATATAAATATACCTTAAAATTAGTAAAATTGTTTGTTAAATATTCTACTAAATTTTCTTTGTTTTTAAAATCTAAAGGATTTATATTATTATATTTAATTTCTTTTTTTACTTTTTCAAAAACTATATTTTTAAATTCATTAATATCTGATTCAAAAATATTTCTTTTTTCAATTGGCAAAAATGTCCAATAGATATCTTCTTTTATTTTTTTATTTAAAATAGATGCTCCATTTTTTTTAGCTAAATCCCAACCAACATATACAGTAATTAACCCCTGTTCAAAAGAAAGTATTGGATCTAAATAACTACTTAATAGATTCTTATCTTCTACTATTAATTTTATCATATAGTAAATTTATGAAAAAAAAATTAACCATTCAACTATTAAGCAAAACCACTGGCTTTAACAAAATCATTAAACCCACCTTGTATTCTAGGTACAGTTACCGCTACTAGAGTTTCTATTGGTCCGTATTCAGTAAATCCACCTTTATGTCCACCAGATGTAGTAACCTTAGCTAATACATCTTTATAAAATTCTCTGTTCATTTGGAACATACTAAAATAACTACTACTGTTTGCGGTATCTGTTTGTAAACCGTTTTCAATTGTTGAAAAAGCAACTAAAGAATTAAAATCTAAGGCCGGTAATTTTTGGTGTTTTTCAAAAGCGCTTTTTATGTCTGAATAAGCAACACCACTCCTATTTTTACCCCCAGAATTTATTAAAGCTAAACCATCTTTTAATTTTTTAGCGTATAACTGTCTTTGTACATCAACAAAAGCTTCAGCTAATTTACTAGGATCTGAACTATAAAGTGAAGATATATCAGCTTTTGTAACACCGTTTTTAGCGGTATAATTACCCGGCCAATTTTTTCTAATATTTCTTTCTGGAACTGTTTTTGCGTATTTTGTAAATTTACCATTTCTTTTCCATAAACTATAATGTTGTGCGGCTCCATATGGCCCTTGTTGCCAAGATAAATAAAAGAATAATTGTCCATCAGTTATTCCATAATCACCAGCACCAGTACCTAAAGATGGTGATATTGCTGCTGATGTTGAGCTAACTCCGTCACCACCGTCATTACAAGGTACTGAACCACCTACAGATGCGGTACTAGATGTAGCCCCACCTGCTGATTGTGAATCTGGGTTAGCTAAAGAGTATCTATATAGTTTTTCTCTTTGTGGGCTTGTTAATGGTGGAAAAGGTAAACCGAAACCTTCTATTATACCCTTCCAAGGTTCCCAATATGTTTTAGCTACGTTAGTACTAAATTCAAAATGATGTAATTCGACACAAGCGACTTTTTCACCTAAAGCAACATAACCAGCGCCTGCTTTACCATTTAAACCTGGAGCATTTCTTATTCCACCACGTCTAAAAAATTCTGCTCCCCATACAAGTCTACTTTTCCAAGGTTCTACTTCATTTAAAAATTTATACATAGCTTGTAAAAATTCTGGTTCATTTGCCACATCTTGGTTACTACCCCCATCAGTCCATGCATATCCATATCTAGGTTTGCCAGGTCTATCTTTAGAGTCATAAGCGTTACCAAGTGTTTTACCACCATATGTACCTAAAAATTGTACGTCTATTGCTAAACCGGCACCATGCCAAGAACCTTTATCTCTAGCTGGTCCACCTGCAACCGTTTCTGATAACTCCCTAGTTACACCATTTGACGCTAACTCCCAATCTTTAGATGGGTAATTAGTTTTAATCCAAGAATTAAAATCAGTCATAAATTTTCTTAATTCAACACCACCTAAACCATTATTTGCATCAACTATGTACACACCTTTACTGTTTTTAATAAATAAACCTTTAGATGAACTAACAACAGTATCATTAGGACCAGAAACACTAATCTCTGTTGGTCCACTTGTACCACCGTTATTACTACTATTAGGGGTAGGTGTTTTACAAGGGACTTTAATTTTTTCAGTTATAGTTTCTGTTTTACCACTAGTACCAGGTTTAGGGTCTGGTAACACACTATCTAAATATTTTCCAATGTCTTTATAAACAGGGTAATTACCGTGTGGGTCACCATTTGGTGCTCCTCCAGGTTGACCGAAATTACTATTAAACACAGGTGGTTCAACAACTTCTACACCCGCATCTGCATAAAACTTATAATAAGCTTTTACTTGTTCTGGTGTTATGTTTGGTAAAGAAGCCCAACCCCAAGCACCCTGTACAACATATATTTTAGCATTAGGGAATTTTGTTTTTATTGAATCAACTAATCCAGGTGCTTTTTTTGCTACCGCTTCTCTGTAACCATCATTAGTACCCATACTTATTATAATTGCTCCCGCTTCAGGGTCTACTTTGTAGGCATCGACAGCATCTTTTAACCATTGTAAACCTTGACCACCTAACCAAAGATATTGTTTAGCACCAGCAAGACCATTTTTACCTATTAAAGTTGCTTTAGTTGTTGCATTATCTATAAATAAACATAAAGAGTCACCAATGATATAATTACCACCACCACCTGTTACTATTGTTCTAGTAACAGTTTCATAACAATCACCACCACAATCTATATATCTACCTTCTTTTAATGAGAATTTACGACCACCTTGTGATGGTTTTAAACTAAAACTAGAAATTAAATCTTCAACAACTGGTATAACAGCATAAGGTACTCTACTACCAGTAAAAGTTGTTCTAACATTATGTGGTTTAACACTATGTTTAACATCTGTGATTAAATAAGAACCATAAAACATTGGTACGTTTTCTAATTCAAAATATTGTAAAGGTTGTATCATCATGTTACCTAAAGCCTCTACTGTACAACTATAACTTCTATTTAAGAAAACTTCATAAAGTGATTGTCCCTTAGCTATAAATCCACCACTACCACCTTCGGTAGCTGCATTAGCTATTTTATCAATAGCAACCAAAGATTCACCAGTATTTTTATATTCTGCTTGGTCAAGGTTAATACCTAAAAAGTGACTTTGTGTTTGTGAACCAAATCTAACTTTAAATCCAATAACCCCATTTGAGTCTTCAGCAAACTGTGATACATCTGGTGGAGCCTGTTTTCTGTCTGGGTCAACAGAAAAACTATCACCTTCTTTTTCTTTTTTTCCGTATGCTTTAGTATTTTCTAATAAACACCCTTTTTCTTTATTAACACTTAAATTTAACTCCCTTGAGTTTCCTCCAACATATTGACATAAAAAATGTGGTCCACTAGCTCTTCTAAGTGTTTCAGAGAAATATTCTTGTGTAGCTAAAGGTCTAAACATATCTCTAAACATTTTTACCCTAGTATTATCACTTGTATTTGTTTTAGAAAAAAGTGAAACTCCAGCAGATAAATCAACATAACCTGGTAGTGGGAAGAAATTAAAATTACTTGTATCTAAAACATCTGAACTTACACCAAATATACTGTTTTTAATGTTTTGAAATAAACCAGATACAGTTTCTAAATCAACCAAAGCTTTATCACCAATGTCTTGATTTACTCTATTAACAAAACTAAAATGGTCAATTAATAATCTACCTTCCCCTATTGGGTCATAAAATAGTTTTTGTCTTCCGTTGTCTTGTGGACCAGCTGGTGAAGCTGATATCCATTTATCGTATATTGCCTTTAAAGACCTATATATTGTTAATCTTAAATCATCATCTTGATTACCACCTAAAGCTGAGGAATCTAATTCTTTATTATAATAATCTTTAAGTTTTTTCTTGTAATCATTAATTATTGTTGCCCCATTAATTTCAGTAACAAAACCGTTTAAGAAAGAAAACATTTCTTGTTTACTAAATCTAAAATAATCGTTAGTGGTTTCAACTAATTTACCACCAGTATCTTTTCTAAGTGGAAATTCACCCCACCAAGTTCTAGGTGTTAAAGAAGTCATTATATAAAAACTACCAAATAAATTATTCCATATTTGTCTTACTGGGGTTCCATCTGTTTGAACATCACTAGCAGCTGTTTTTTGTTCCCTAGTTTCCATAGCTATAAAATCGTTAGCACCATCACCATTTGCTTCACCCCTAGCTGATTTAAGTCCAACATCAATAGAGTAAAAACTAATCCACCTATTTAAAGCATCTGGTATTTTTGGTAACCCGTTTGAATCTAATTGTACGTTAGAGTAAGTTAATTTATCATTTTCAGCTGTTGGTTTTAATAAAAATGGTGCGTCAGTACCTTTTGTTCCAACCTCAGAGAAAAATAATGGATATGTTATTTCTTTTTCAAAAACACCAGCAATTTTATTATCTGGTTGTGTTGCTGGAAAATTAAGTGGGTCTATTGTTTTTAAAACAAAATCAAATTCACTTGAATCGTTAAAATTATTAAAATCACCAACAAAGTCTTCAAATTCTTTTATAAAAATTTCTTTAACAGAGGTTGGCATAAACCATATTTCCGGTCCAATTGGTAGGTAACCTCTAAGGTAACCATAAGGTGTTGTTTCTAATTTAATTTTTTGTGTTAATAAATTACCACCTTGTGTGTTTTGTGATGTACTATTTGTACTTTCACTTTTTTGGGTTTCAATTACTCTAAATTTGCGACCCTTTTTAAAATCATTTATTTTATAAACAACTTTTTGACCATCATCAAATGTGTTATAATAACCAATAGGTCTATAAATGTTATCACCCCAAGTACTAGGGTTAAAACCATTTTGAGCTGCAGCTTGTGATATAAAACTTTTTGATTTATAAGCCCTAAATTTATCGGTACCAAAATAAATATCTTGTGAAGGTAAACTAACTACACCAATACTACCATTTCCATACCCAGTATTGTATCCATTTTTTTCTGAAATTAAAGGATATTTTATTCCGTAAATTCCATTACCATCAATATGAAGATTAATTTCACCTTGTTTAACACTAAATCCTAAAGTTTTTACACCATCAAAACGTGTAGTATATGTTACATTACTTAAACTTGTTCTTGGTTTACCCACATTATCATATAAACTGAAGCCGGCGTCACTTTGTGTGAAAACAATATTTGTACTAGTTTCTGTCGCAACTTCTTCTAATATTTGTGTTATTTTTACTTTAGTTCCACTTGAGTTTGTATACTCTAATTTATTAAAAAGATTATTTAATTCCGTGTAAGTTTTAATTTCTATTACTTTACTATTTTTATCTAAAAAATCTTGGTCTAAAGACGTGGTTTGATTTGAGGATGTCGCTGAGCCACCAGCATCTGTATAATACAATCCATTTCTACCGTCTTCACTTATACTTGTTCTATATATAATATCTTTTATTTCTTGAGCTGTAAGATTTTTAACAGGATTATTTATTGATGTAAAGTGAAAAGAATCTGAAAGATAATGTATTAATGCTGAGAATCTTGTAAACCCTTCTTCACTTGGTGTTAATTCTTGATTAGCCGCTACTTGTTGTTCAATAGTTTCTTTAGTTATTTTACCAAATTCACTTTCTAAATGTTTTTGTGCATATTCACTTAATTCATTTGCTATCGAAGCTTTAGCACTATCACTATAATCTTTTAATTCACTAGGTGAAACTAAATCTTCCACCGTACTTACTAATCTATCTTGTAGTTCTCTAGCCTGTGTTTCAGAAGTTTGCCATCTAAAATTAGTATTTGTGTATCTTAAAGCTCTAGTTCCTGACGCACCTAAAATTGGTGTCCAAATTTTATATTGGTTGGTAAATGGGTTTTTAACACCTTTATCATTAAAAAAATCATAAGCATATATCATACCCGTATTTAAAACAGGCCATTCATCAGCATCTGGAAAACAAAATACTGGTATATCTTTAGAATTGTGACTAAGATTTATAAAAGAAGCGAAACTAAGTATTGGTGGTTTTACACCCCTATTAGTAGGATATTCATTATCACTAATATTTGCCTTACCAAGACTCCAAACAAAATTTTTGGTATCGTAAAAATTACCATCTAAGTTTATAACTCTAGGCATTAAAGGATAGTTCAGTGGGTCTACTGGTGACTCTTTTTCTGGGTCTGTAACCGTTAATTTAGGATTCATATTCCATTTAGGATCGTCAGATTTTAATAAACCCCTTTCACGCATCCTCCATAATACCGCACCTAATAGTAAAAGTGTGTGCCTAGGCATTTTAGCTGTCGCAGAACCTGAACCAAAGAAATTTTGTGGTGACATATCCCTTAAACTGTTTGTATACATACCAGTCCAAGGTTTATGTAATTGGTTTGATAAAAATAAATAAGCTAAAGACCCTTTCCACGCTTTAGTTCTATTATAGTTTGTTTTAGCATCATCGTCTATTACAGTACCACTTTGGTTTTTTATCCAACTAAAAGTACCTTGATTGTGGTTGGTTAACATTGCTTTAACCCCATTTTTAGTACCACCTTTACCTATTTTAAATTTAGAAAAATTTTGTATAACAATACTATCGGTAGTACTACCGTTAAAAGCGTTAGCTGGGTCAATATAACCACCAGGGAAATATTTAGAAGAATCTGACCAAGAATCTAAATCATTTTTTAAACCCATATAAAGTGGTTTTTTAAATGCTTTAGGGTTTGCGTAATTAATATCTTCAGCGTAATTAGCGTATCCACCACCAAAAAATGAAAAATAAGATTTAGACACGTTTGACCCATTTTCTGATGCTGGTAAATTATGTCTCCAAAAAGGTGTTTCTGTTATACTACCACCAACATTTAAAAAATTACTATTATATGGTGTTGGGGAGCTGCCAGTACTTTTATTGATACTTCCTTGTGGTGAAAAATTGTTTATAATACTTGTGTTTGTTAAAGCTATATCACTATCGTTAAAAACATTTTGTGTTGCCGCAGTACTAGATGTTGTTCCTGGTGTGTTCAAATAATTAGCAAAAAATCCTCCTTGTCCAAGAACACCACCAATATTAGAAAAAAGATTACCACCCCCAGTTAGACTATTTTGAAGGTTAGAACTAAAGTTTTGTGAATAATTTAATAAATTATTTGGTACTGTAGTGCTATTATTACTCTGTAAAGCGTTAAATTGGTTATCTAATATTTGGTTAGGTAAAGCGGTGTTTACGACAGCTGTTGTTGATGCTACGTTAGCTAACGGTACTATAGGTGTGTTTAGATTTTGGATATATTGTGAGGTAGAATTAGAATTTTGTGTACTAGATAGACTACTAATTAATTCTCTATATTTAGTAAAACTACTAATTTCATCAGTATAAGAAGTGGAGTATGGTAATAAAAAATAATTACCACCATTTTTACTAATCCAACGAATACCTGTATAAGGATTATCACCATTAATACCTTCAGAATATTTTAATAAATCTATGCTATACTCATCTAAAGTATTGTATGCCGCAAAATCCATAACATTCCAACTATGGTATGGTAGACTTGGGTCAGTTTCTTTTATTCTTCGTAAATCTTTGTTATTAAACTCATACCAACTTTTAGAGTATCTATAATTAAAATCACCATATTTTTTATTACCAGCAAAAATATTATTCCAGTTAACATAATCAAATTCATAATCTGGAAAAATATCAACAGTTAAAAATTTATCTAATATAACCCAATTTATTTGTGAAAATCTAGTATGCATTACAGCTCCAAGTTGGTCTTTTCCTAAACCTGTTTTAGAATCCCACATACCTTCTTCACCAAAAAAGAAACCACCTTCTAAAAATGTTTTAGTGGTATTTAAATCCGGATTTAGCTTTGATGGTATGTCTTTATCAGCAACTAAATCCACAACTCTTACTTTATTGTAACCCTCAACATTTTCATAACTACCTTCACCAACTGGATAAGTACCATATCTAGTACCTGAATAATCTTTTAAAACATTAGAAGTGATTAATGTATTATCTTTTTTAAGGCCAAAACCACTTCTTTTAGATTCTGTTTTTAACCAAGCAGAACCAACTGAAAAATCTTCTTGATAATTCCAACCTTTTGTTATAGCATCATCAAATCTAGTTAATCTAATTAAATCATCACCTCTCATTTGGTGAATATCTGGTAATAATGTTAAACTTTTTGCAGAAGCTCTATTTAGTTTTAAAGGTTTGTTATATCTGTATAGTTCATTATATTCATCTTCATAAACATCAGTACCACTAATACCTAATAAACCTAATATTTTTGTGTGTAACTCTTCTGTGTTATCAGTAGTACTTAAAATATTACCAATTACGGTAACGTTTTCTACAGAATTATAAAAATTATGTGCTTCAACTTTACCCCAAAACTCCCAATTCTTTTTAGTTCCTTCAGCTATAACAACACTACCAAAATTACTGTTTTTCTTTTTCTTATTTATATCTTTCTTTTCAGCAACTTTTTTCTCTACAGGTTTTTCTGTATTTGTTATATTTGGATTTAACAGCTGTTCTGAAATACCTTTTATTGGATCTAATACGTCATTTTTGTATAAATTAAACCATTCATTTATTGCTAATAAATGGTCTAAACCGTTCTTTTTAGTTGCTTTACCAGAACCAGCTAATATTGTATCGTTTAAATATTTATAATTTGTTTCTGTAAATAGACCTATCATACCAGAACTACCCCAAACAAGTCTACTATTTGAACCCCATTTTTGTTGATTTGTTAATTCACTATAGGTTTTAGAAATTGAGGGGTCTACAAAACCTATTAATTTAGCCCCTGTAATATTATTACCAAATAAAGCGTATCCACCAAGTGAATACCCCATAAAAATGTTTGAGTAGTTTTCAAATTCAGTTGAGAAATTTACCTCTGTCCCTGCAGTTGCTAATTTTCTAGTATTACCGTTCTTTGAGTATAAGGCTTTAAAAGCGTCTTTTAATTCTTGTATCTTATTTTGGTTACCAGTTCCTTTAGTACCTGCCGCTAAAACAATAAAACACCTATCTTTTATTTCAGCTGGTATTTGTGCTAGTTGTGCATCTCTTGATATGGCTTTCTCCATACCTGCCCAAAAATATATAATTGTTTTTGTGTAATATATTGGTTCAGATATAATAAAAATATCTGGGTCACCACCAGCATCACCCATTAACTTACTACATGGTGAGTTAGGTAATATTTCACCCGTACTCTTTTTAAAATAAAAAGTCCTTAAAGTAGAAGAAACAGTTAGATTATCAATATTTGTGTTAGCCAAACTTTGTACTTCACCACCACTATCAATTAAAGAAATAATATCACTTTCACCACTGTTACTATATTTTTTATCTGAACCATTAAAACCCATTGGTATGGGTGTGTTAGAGTTTATACCATTGTGATCAATATAAGGGTAACCCCTTAAACCACCAATACTTTTATATTTTGATTTAGTAAAAGTTACTGAACTAGAATAAGAAGTATCTTCACCGTCCCAAGAAGGTGGATTAAATGGTACACCAGAACTAAAATATGGTGTTAAATTTGCAAAATTTGCTTTTTCCATAAAAGGAAAAATAGTTATTATATCTGTAGTAGGTAGAACCATGTTAGCCCCTTGTAGGGGTTTGTTGTTTCTAAATTCAAGAAATTTATTTTTAGCTGAAGCTATAATTGATGTGTTTAAATAATTTGAATTTAATGCACTAAAATTACTTAAAATAATAAATCTTTCACCCAACACTTTTAATATGTCATCTGAACCGTTTAAGTTAAAATAACCATTATTACAATCAACCGCACCCGCAGGTGTTTCCATCGCGTTAATTGCTAGGTAATTATCCCTACCAGGTACGTCATCATATTGATCAACCGCCTCTTCTTCACCATTTTCAGCCTCACTAATGTCTTTCATCATTTCTTGTAAAGCCTTTAAAAACTTTTCAACAAAAATAACTTCTGGCCATCTAGTAAATTTAGGGTTATTACCAGGGTATGCCTCAACAACTGAAACACCTTTTTTAGTAGCATTAGGTTTTTCTTCTACATAAGTAGGCCAAGCAAAAACAACCCCCTTTTCACCACCTACCCTAACATCATCGACACCTTTATATCTAAATGTTTCTTCTGATTCTAAATGGTATTTTTCTGCCTCCTCAGAAACTTCTTTTAACATCTCTAAGAAAAGTTCTGTATTTGCCATAAGAACAGTAAAGAAAGTTCTAACTGTTGGAATAAATCCAATTGAGGACTTTATTCTAGCATTAGCCAATTGTTTAAACTCTGTTCTTAAAGTATTAAGGGTATTTGTTAATTCGGCGGATTTACCATTAGCCTGATTTATAAAAGTATTTAAATCTAATTTTATTTGTGAACCAGAATCTTTTGATAATGTAAAATCTGAAGCCGTCATCTGAGTAAGACTAGCGTTATTTACTTGTGCCAATCTTTCATTGTATAACTCAACTCTTAATTTTATACTTCCTACTGAACCAAAATATATATCATATACATCTGTTATTTCTTTAATACGAGGGTCATCAGAACCAGCTCCACCAATACCATAGGTAAAAATATTTTCAGTATCTTCTTTACCTCCTTTTTCTTCCCAATCTTCCTTAAAGTCGTCGATAAGGCCTAATATATCACCTATAACAGACTCTAAGTCATCTAATTTGTCTATATTGTCTAGTTCTATTGAATTTTGTATATCTGCGATTGGTCCTTTATCTGAATTACCTTGACCCACCAAGTCCATTAATTTTTTAACAAAATTAAACATAGTGAAAGGCCTACCTTTGTTTCCAGCCAATGGGTCAAATTTGTTAGGTCCTTCATTATACCCTAATTCTTGGTAATATTTTAAATAAGAATTATATATGTTTGTTAATTTTTCTTCATAACCTTCAATATAAGGTGCTGCCATTACATAACCTAACAATATGTCTGATAAGAAAGCGTAAGAATATCCTAAAAACTCACCTTTTGATTTGTAATTACCTGATGAACCATCAAAACTAGTTGTAAATTTTTGACAATGTAGGTAATAGGTAACGGGATAACCATAATAACCTTTAATTGTTAATTCAAATATTGGGTAAGGCTGGTGAAAAAATCCTCCGTATGGTGAACAAGAACCTTGTTCAAATAAAGTAGCACCCCTAATATCTTCAAAATCTATCGTTATTATAGGCATAAAACCACCATTAAAATTTATGTCTATGGCGGTCATACCAAAAGATTCTAAATCGTCACCTAATTGTGAATCTAAACTACCTATATTGGTCCAGTTTGTTGTTAAAAAACTCGTACCGTCAGGTGCTTCACCGGGTGATGTAAGTTTAGCCTTTAAAAAGTTAATTTCAATAATCTTTTCAGGTATTTTATTTTCTACTAAACTTTTATTCCTTACTTTAGATGTTAATGTGGCGTATATAACCAAATCTTCTTGATTAACGCTATTATTTGGTATTGCCCCAGCGGGGTCTAATAAAGTTAAATTACCATTTTCTTTACAATAAACTGCTAGTTCATTGTCACTTCCTAAATCTGTGTTTATTTGAGCACAAAAATTTCTAGTACTACCTGTCGCCATTCTCTTGTATAAAACTATCTATTTTATTTTGGTAATCCTGTAAGGATTCCATTAATGGAAAAGGAATTCTTAATATTGCCCCTTCTGGTATATCAAACTCTAATCCACCAAATTCTGGATTTGCCAATAAGATTAACCAAGTATAAAAAGGTGAACCGTAATTATCGTTTGATATTTTATCAAGTCTTTTATTTTTTTTCCACGATATTTTTAAATCACTAGGTTTTTTTGATAATTTTATAAAAGGTATAAAACTAAATTCCCCCCCTATTTTAAAATCTCCGTATCTATCGAAATATCTAGCTGCCATATCTATATTAATTATTAAATAAATATGTAAAATGTAAACTTTTTTTAATTCATTAAAAAATAAAGTCTATCTTGTTAAGCTATAAAATCATAGTCTTTTCTATAAAGGTCATAGGTAACTTTTTGTGAAACAGTTCTTGATATAACGTCACCTACTTTTTGGGTACTTCCTGGTTCTATTGTTTCTGCTGTAACTGTTCTTTCTATTCCCCAAGTAAGTGTAAAAGTGTATTCACCATTTCTTTGTTCTTGGTCTATTATCCCATTACCTAAACCCCAAATTTCAAATTGACCTACACCATAATCGTAAACTGAATCATTGTTAGATTTTGTAACACAATTATATTTACATGGAATTTGTCCATATATTTCTGTAAGAGCAAAATAGGTGAAATCATAACCAGGAACATTACTAGGTCCTGGTATACCTTGAGCAATAGTACGATCGTAACGGCCATCACCACCTGGTATTGAATAATCAAGAAAAACTTCATTGCTGTTTGGTGTTAAAATTCTAACATTAAAATTACCATCAAGACTCCAATTATTTTTTTGACCCAATTCTGTTAATTCTAAATAATGATATAACTCAATTATACCACCAGAACCATCTGGTTTTGTTAACCTAGAAAATCGATTTTTGAAAAAATCATCAATATTTGTTGTCCTACCAGCCCTAACATCATTATAATCATTATTACTAGCAACTATATTATAATTTTCTTCAAAACTTGTATCATCAATAGCGGTTTTAGCTCCGGGATACATTGATTTTATCATTTGTTGATCTTCAACGGTACCCATTAAACCACCACCACCAAAAAATACACTTTGTGAATCACCTAAACCAACTATTTGTGCTCCTTGTGGTCCTAAGACAGCATCCACATCAAAGTTGTAAGCTTGTGCATTTGTTATTGTATTACCACTCTCATCCACTAATGTTAGTGGTTTAAAGTTACTATCAATAAAACTTGCTGGTAATTCTGGTGCTCCTTCACCAGGAGGGCCAAACGCTTTAGCTTGTTCTTTTCTATCAGCATTAGACTCAATAAGTTGTGATTCTGGAGAAGGTTTATATCTTTCTCTATCAGCATCTTGTGGGCTTTTAAAGGCCCCAAATCCAATTATTAAATCACTAGTTTCTAATAATTGTGCCCCATCTTCTAATCTTTCCTCTAACGAAGTATATTCTGGTAAGAAAGATTTTCCATCTTTATCTTTTTTCTCTCTAAGTCCACCTAAAGTTGTTCTATCATAATATCTTCTTGGGTTATAAACTGAAGCGTTTGCAAAGAAGTTAAATGAAACCGCGTTTTGTAATTGTCTAATTGGTCCTTGTAAACTTGACCCACCAATGATACTAAAGTTTAAATCTATTTTAGCAATCATAGGTTGTACACCAACACCTTCAGGGTTCATGTCCCAAATTAAAGGTTCGTAACTTATATTTAATGAATCAGGTATTATTTTGGTATAATAAAAATCACCAATCCTTAAAACCAAAACAGGTGGTTTACCAAAAGCCATATTTTGGGTTTGGTTTTGCGCATCTCTAAGTGAAGGTCCTTGTCTCATACATTGTTGTAAGAAAGTTAACCTAGAATTTAAACCTTCTGGTGTAATAGAATGGAATGCAGGGTGAAAATGTTTTATTTTTTCGTTTATTGTTTTATATAAGAATGGATCTTCTTTTTTAATTTTTTCAAAATATTCACATTCTTTAAATAATTTTTGTACAGTTCTTTTTACTAATTTTTCAATAACTTCAGGGTCATCTACTTTTTCACCATTTTCACCAGCGTTAGCATTTGTAATGTCATTATTTTCTACAATATCAGCTCTTTTATTTGCTAAACCAAATATATTAAGCATTGCATTAAGATAATTTTCTTGTTCTGGTGTTATCGGTTTTGGTGGGTCTACTATTGGTTTACCATTAATATCTAATGGTACTTTAGTTAATGAAGCTATAGTACCGTCAAAATTAAGAACTGGTACTGTTATACTTTCTGGTGGTGGTTTTATCCCTGTTTCTATTGGTTTAAGGGGTAGGGTTTCTAGTCTATCTAGTGGTCTATCCTCTAATTGATCTATTTTTTCAGGGCTTTCTCTAGCAGCTTCAGTATTATTAATATATTCATAATTTGGAAAAACCCTTAACCTAACACTTCTATCTTTTTTAGCTGTGCTTGAGGTTATTTTTACTGAAATTGCCTTACCATCTGGACCTTCAGTTTCTAATTCTTCACCATCCTCATCTTCTTGTGCAGCATAATCTTCACTATAAGCACCAACAACCCATCTACCTAATTTTGAAAGTTCTACATCATCAGCTGGTTTATCAATAAATTTATCTGTAGTAATAAAAGGATAACCTTGTCTACAAACTAGTTTACCTTTACTATTTCTTTTACATGAAATACCACCAAAACCCCAAGCTTCAGAACATTTGGTAAAATCTGTTTTTGGATCAATTTTTTTAAGAGAAGCGTTTGGTACTAATGCTGTATATCCATCACCATATGGTTTTGTTCTACCATCAACACATATGTAACCAACATTAGATTTTTTAAAATTATTTTGGTCGTAGACATAAGTAGCACCTGAAGTACTAGCGGTTACTGATGTTGATACGCCACCTGATTCTCCTTTTTCTTTTATTCTTTTAACAACATAATTATAAACCCTCTCAACTCTATCAATGGATAATAATCTATTATAGTCATTTGCTGAAGCGGCACTACAATATCCCTGGAATTCTACACACCATCTTTGACCTTCTTTTGTTGCTAAGAAATCAATTAAATCATCAATACCTTTCCCATCAGGTCCGTCAATCCAATATTTTTTGTTTAAAAAAAGATAATCTCCATTTTTTGTTTTAGAAATAGCATTTTGTACACCAGTATCATATTCAACCGCTAATTCTTCATCTATTGTTCTACCAACTGCACCATCTGTTTGGGCTACACCAGAACCTATTCTACCTTTTTTGTAACCATCAGTATAAGCATTTCTAAAATAAAATGACAATTCTTTAACTGGTGGGTCTTTAGGTGGCGGTGGTGGAGGTGGTGGTTCTGGAGTTGGGGGTGTAGGTGGTATTGGTTCCGGTTCCGGTATTGGTTCTGGAATATACTCAGTAATTTTTTCAATTTCTTCAGCCTCAAAAAACTCAGAAATATCAACACCACAACCAGCAAAAAATTTGTATAATTCTTCTTCTGCCCTTTGTTTCATTTTATTTAAAACTGAAGGGTGGTCAGTAATTATTGTCCAACTTAAAGTACCTTTTCTCTCTGTGTGATTATATGTGTATATTGGTTCTGCTCTACCAATAAAAACATTTGTATCCCAATTAGCAGTTGTATTATCAGTAAAATTTATATCATAAGGTGGAAACCACATAATTCTACCACCATTAGGTCCTATTTCACAATTTTCTAATCCAATTTTTTGTGGAGCATCAGTCCAAGCTAAATTTTCAATAGAAAACATATATCTTTTTATATCATTACCAATATTTGCGGTAACATTACTACCGAATGTTGAACCTAAAAAATTATCGTCATTAATATCTGGGGCTATCCTAACATGTCCTGTATCTTCTAAAACACTTCCATATGGTCCAAAAAATGGTCCACTAGCTACGTCACCAGGTTTTACTTTTCCACCACCCCTATATAATCTATCCCTTCTTATTAAATCATAATGATTTTGATAAGGGTTTCTTGTTGACCAAGAACGACAATAATAATCATTATCAACGTTTCTAACTAAATTACCTTTAGAAACATCTTTATGTTTTGGTACATTTATTAAATTACCACCACTAATTTCTCTTTCTCCTTGTACAATATTTTTATCACTATCAAATCTACCAATATATTTAGCTCCACCTCGATAACCGTTTGCATCAGCATTATTGATCATTTTTTGTGTAAAATTTAACAAACCTCTTTTTGCGATAGATTCTTGTCTATTTTTCCAATAAAAAAGGTTGTTAGTACCAGGTGTTGTGTGAGTAAACGAACTATTTGGGTTATCTGAATCTATTAAAGAAGGTCTTAAAGTTGTTTTATTTGGAAAATAATCAACTGTTGCACCCGGAATTAAATAAGCGGGGTTATCTAATTCTAGGTTATTAAAAGTAGAGTTACTATCTAAACCTTCTAATGCCGGATATTGGCCCTCAGACCCCATTGTAACAAATGGGTCATTTGGGTTTGTTTGTTTATCTATTTCAGGCATTAAACTTTGGTCACCAGGAGTTATTGCGTCATCAATTGCCTGACCTATTTTACCAAATAAATTCTTTGGTTTTTCTTTTTCCTGTATTGGGTTGATTTTTAAATAATTATTGGCCCTTTTTTTAGGGTCAAATGTATCAACCAATCTATTTAAAAGTGTATCTTTAGTAGCTGTTTCAGAATCCCAACCCTTTGTTAAAAGTTCAGGTGAATACTTACTTGAGTATACGTTTTTGTATAATAATTTCTTTTGTCCGGAACCTGTGTAATCAATTAAATCTTCTTGAAAAGCGTTACTACCTAAAACAGTATCATCACCACCTGGTATTATACTCCTAGGGTAATTAAATCCGGCTAAATTAGCTAAAAATTCTGCTGATTTACCAAGAAAACCTTTAGGTCTTGTAATTGTATAGTTTGGTGTATAAAGGCTTTGTCCAGCTAATAAACCTAGTGGGTCTAAATTTATTTTACCAACCGTATCTTCAACAAAATTTAATAAAGTTCTATTTTTTAACTCTTCTAATCTTCTTTCTTTAGCTATTGTTTGTAGGTCAGAAGGAAAATTTATAAAACTTTCTGGACTAAAACCTAAAGTTCTAGCAATTATAGGCCCTAAAACATCTGTACCAGAACTAGTAGGATATTGTTTATAACCTGTAGATTCTAATGGTTGTCCGGGGTCATTATAAGTTTCTACAAATTCAGGTCCGTATTCATTGTTTACTAAGTTATTAAAATTCCTTACCGAAAAAACATCAACTGAAAAACCACCTTCTTCAACCCAAGAATCTATTGAACCAGGATCTTCTAAACTTTTTGTAACAACTTCAAAAGTTTCTTCTTCCGTTTCAGGACCATAAAAAGGGTTTAAATTAGTCCAAATATTTTGTTTTTTGTTGTAAGGTCTAGGGCTTGTATTGTTGTTGGTTGGACTTGGTATAAAAGCTACTTCTGATAAGTTAGGTAAATCATTTACAGTTTCGGTTGGGTTAAACAATAATGGTGCGTATACATTTAAACCCGAATTTGTTATTCCGTTTTGTTGTAAAACAGGGTTAACATCTGGTAAATTGTGACTTAATACATATTGCCTAAAATCAATAACCGAAATTGGACCTAAGTTTTGACTATCAAAATTATCTATATTATAGTTATTAGGGTTTATTGCTGGCATAAATGTTACTTTTACTTATAAATATTTTATATTTTAATTTTACCTGTTTTGTTCTTTCATTTGTTTTACAACAATTTTAGTGATTTCAGATTTAAACACAGGATCTTTTAATAAACCATCTAATGAAACACTTGTGGTACCTGCACCTGCACTAACAGTTATGTTACCACTAATATTTACACTAACCACACCACCACCGGCACCACCTCCTCCAGGTTGTCCTACAACGGCAACATCTCTTGGTGATAATTGGTACATTTTGCCTTTAGCAGTTTTTATTACATTACCACTAGGCATCACAGCTCCATCAGCCATGTAACTAGTACTAGCCATAGCCATTTTATTTTGCCCAATACTAGCTTGTGCACCACTCATATTATAATCTGACTTACCTTTAGTAGTCATTTCTGTATACATACTTCTACCAAAACCAATAATACCACCAATAATACCACCAATAGCGGTACCAATTCCAGGTATAATACTACCGATTAACATACCAGTTGCGGCATCACTTGCGGTTGTACCTAGAACACCCAAACCTTTACCTAAAGCACTATCTGGGTCATCCATAAATGATCTACCAAGTTCAGCACCTAAACCTAACATAGCTAACGGACCACCCTTGGCTAAACCAAAACCAGCTCTACCCATGAAACCCATCCCTTTTAATCCACCTCTACCCATCATACTCATTCCACTAGTTGAAGCTAAATTCATTCCACCCATGAAACCACCAACACCTTTAGATAAACCTAATAAAGCTCTTTGGCCAAAACCTAATTTACCCATTCTAGACGCTCTACTTAAAACATCTCTACCACCTTGGCTGCCTAATCGGCCCATAAAACCTCGACCCATTGTGTTAAAAGCTCTTGAGCCACCTCGACCCATTCCTGTTGGGTCGAATCCACCACCCATACCACCACCTATTGGTACGACATAGGAGGGGTTACCAGGTGAACTTCCAGGTGTACCACCACCAAACATACTTCTTAAACCACCAAAGGCGGCACTCATACCACTTATTAATCCTTTGATTACACCAGGGAATCTAACTAAAAATATTGTGGCTACTAATCCACCAATACCAAATGTATCTCTAATCCATTGTAATCCTGATAATAATAAACTACCAACTTTCATTAAAGCACGACCCATATCCATTAACAATGGCCCATGTTTTTCCCAAAAGCTAACCATGTAGTCACCTATTTTTTTAAGTACGGGTAATACCCTATCATTAAAAAATCCACTTGTTTTACCCACTGCTTCAGTTAGTTTACCGACTAAACTACCAATCATAGGTATGGCTTTGGCAATAAAAGGTTGTACTGTTTCGGTTATCCATCTACCAAAATCCGCACCTAATTTATATAAAGCATCACTTAAATTACCTAAAGAACCTTCACCACGACCAGTTAATTTATCTAAAAGTGGCCCTAATGTTGTATCTAATCCTGCAAAGAAAGACATTGCTAGGTTTTTAAGTGATTTCATTAAATTTTCTAGTTTAGTCATAAACCCTTGTGCGGCCATAGCACGTTCTTTTAAAGTCTCTTCTTGTTTAAACATTGAATCTATCTGACCTTGTGTTAAATCTGAGACCTTTTTAAATTCACCACCAACGTTAACAACAAATTCACCATTTTTGGTTTCAGCTATACTAGTAATAAATTCTTTAGCGTCTTTTGAAATTCTAGGGTTTAAGGCTTTTGCAATATCTTTTTGTCTAGACAATGTTTTGGCTGTTTCTACAATAGTTTCAAAATCTTGTCCTGTTGCCTCAGCAACATGTTTTAATTTTTGTAGTTCCATTGTTGGTATTTCGTATATACCATCTTTACTTCTTTTAACAACAGAAGCAGCTGCCTCAGCTAAATCAGTCATTAATTTTGCTGGATTATTTCTAGCATCAAACATTAAACCTATTGGGTCCGCCATTCTAGCAAAAGCACCACCCATCATTTGTAGTTGAGCCGCAGTTTCTATAGCTTTTTCAGGTTCCCACAATTGTTGTGCAAAAGATAATGTAGCACCCATGTCGGCTCTAATTTTTACAGCCTTAGCCGCCATTTTAGCCATACCGTCAACACCATCTTTAAATCTAACTGTATTTGCTTTTCTTAAATTTTGTTGTAAAGTTTTTAAAACCTTACCTGAGTTAACACCCATTTTTTCAGACATGTTAACCACATCTTCAACGTAGTCAGCAGTACTTTCAATTGACATACCGAAAATTTCCATACTAGCAGCCATTTGAGCTGCTCCTTCAGCACCTAAAGCAGTACCTTTGGACATTGCGGCTAAAGCTTTACTAGCTTGGTAACTTAGAGGTACTAATCTACCAACTTCATCCACGTATGACCCATACATCTGAACCAAGTCTTTAGCGTCAACACCCATTCTTTGTGTTACTAAAGCGGCCTTGTAAGCGGTTTTACGCATCATATCGAACTGTTTACCCATTATACCAATGTTAACAGCAGTTCTTCTGATTATATCATCGTTCTCTGAAAATTCAACACCTAATTGTTTAACTTTAAGTGTTAATTTTCCTGCTACACCAACTAATTTAGTAAACCCTTTAAATATATCTCTACTAACCGCGACAGATACATTTTTTAAACTAAGTACTTGATTAGATAAGGCTTTGGATAAAGCTTTGTTTTGTTCAACTATAGCCTGTACTTCTTTCTTTTCTAACTGTACGGTGGCTAATCTTTTTTTAGCTATTTCAAGTTCCTCACCTGAAAGTGTTCTCATTCTTTCCCTAAGAGAAACTTCTTCTTTTTCTAAGTCGTTTAATCTTTTTTGGGACCTGATTAACTCAGCTTTAGCTTTTGCAGCATCAGCAATACCTCTAGTAAAATCTAGGGTACTTTTACTCATTTGTTTAGAAATATTAGATTGTATTTCTAAAAACTTTTGATATTGATTTAAATCTTTTGGATTAAAAGCTGCCAAAGCTTAAATATTTTTTTATAATAAATTGTTATTTTTCAGTTTTTTTAGTATCTTCTTCTTTTGGATCTTTTATTGTAAATTTAACTTTATAATTTGGTTGTGATTCTATTACGTTTCCTTTAAGTGGTACTATTTTAATAATTTTACTGTCATAAGTTTTTCCTATTTCTGGCTTTAAATTCATTTCTATAATTACTTGACTAACGTTTGAATATTTTTTAGCACTAATTTTATGTATTAATATACGGTTGTCTTTGTCATAATTAAATATTACCTTATCACCTTTTTTGAATCTAATAAAATTTTTGTCACTATCCCTATAATTAACCTCAGACTCAAATAACAAAATATATTTTGGTAAATTTTTCATTGTTTTAGCTCCACCAGAACCACCAGATTCGGCCCAACTCATGTCGTAAATACCGTACCTATCTTTTATTTTATCTGTTGCTGTTTCTAATCCACCACTACCTAGTAAACCAAATAGTGTTTTTATATCTTTATATTTAAAAGACAGATTTGGGAATAGTCTACCAGCATCTTTACCATATAAATTAAAACCAATTCTTTTAATATCTTCAGGATCTAAATCACCTTTAAATTCACCATCATCATCGTTTAATTCGTATTCATCAGTAAAATTGTCAAAACTATCTTCAATATCTTCAGATGATATATTAAAATCAGTAAATATTATTTGTTTTTTACCGTTTTCTTCTTTTATAACAAAACCTAGTTTACTGTATTCAGAAGTTTGTAAACCACTATCAAAATCTTTAAAAGAAGTGACATTGTTGTCTATATTTTTATCCATCATTTTTCTACCTCTTTCTTTCGCTGCTCTTCTTTTTTCTATTTCTTCTTCTGAAGGTTTTCCACTT